TCAATCTCTCCATGCCCGGTCATCACCGCTTCATTTTCAAAAATCGGGGCATAAGGAATAATGCAATCAATATACGGATTGCCTTCTAGTATCTCGCTAAACTGAGGATTGGCCGCAAAGTAAATTTTATGGTCCGGGTAAGTCTGGCGGGCAGATTCCAGAAGGGAGGTCGAAAGGTATAACTCTTGTTCATCACCATTAGAGACAAAAAGAACGGTCTTACAATTTTGGTCAAATAATTCAGTCAATTCCGTTTTCTTATTCCGTTCATTATCATCTAAGGCAACTTTGATAAAGTATTTGTAAACATCTTCTCGGGAAATGCCTTGACTCAGCGCTGTCATCCAGTGCTTTCGCCCGTCCCCATTCGGGGGCTCGGGCTGGAAGAGAACGTTGTCATACAGCAGGGTCAGGAATTCATCCGGGGATTCAACCTCGGGCATAGGATAGTCTGGATTCTTTCGTTTGGGCGTTAGATCGAAGTCGTAATTAATCTCGGGAAGATTGTCTAGGATTTCGACCCATTTTTTACCCATTACCTCGGGAGAGAAGGTATTAAGGGCAAAAGAACGCCCGCTATCCCCAATGATTTTTCGCTTGTCGGAATCCATTAAATGGATCTTTTTCAGGAATTTGAAGACCGAATATGGATTGGGGACGGCCCGATTGAATTGCGTTTGATGTTGAACCGTGTATGAACAATCAATTTCAGTCACAAAGGGTTCGTCCGTAAAGGTCTTCCCGAATGAGTAGGAGACGGTTCCAAGGGGTAGCCCGGCATACAGGGCCTCAATGATTGGCATTTCGCACCCGCCCGCATTAGCAAGGTGGCAATAACAATCCATGATATTGTAAATTTCATTCAACTGGGATTCGGAAACCCCATGATAGACATTGGTTGTGATTTGACTTTTCTCATACCCGCAAAATGGGCAGTTCTGATCCTGACCGACATACGGCTTGATCTCATATTCGTTGCATTGACGGCAAATATACGTGGTTAAGACATCCTCTGTTTGAACCCCGCAATCCTTCATCAGCTTAGGGATATTCCATCCTTCTGAAAAGTTCGTGTGAAGAAGTAGTTTTGCCTTTACGTTCGGGAATTCTTTTCGGAATTGAGCAAAGCCCTGCAAGAGCGGTTTGATTTCTTTCCGGGGCTGCGAACGGAAGACGAAGCCGGTGATGAAGGTATCGGAGTCAATACAGAACTTCTTTCGTAGGTTCAACTTGTCTTCTTTTGGTAACGGGAAGAAATATTCGTTCTCAATGATGGCGGGCATTGTCCGGACGTGATTCAGTCCGATTTTCTGAAATTCCTCCTCCGCGAATTTTGCCCAAACGGTCATATTCGGTGACTTCTTCGCCATTTCGATCTGTTCGTCGGCCAGAGGGAGAGAGTCAATCGTGATATGCGGAATGACGTTAATTTTGTTCCACCAAGACTTTTTCAGATAGGGGAAGGCCCAAGAGTCGTTGGAAAGAATGAATATGTCGGGCTTTGTCTTTTGAATGAACTCGTCAATTTTCAGAGAGCCATAAGAAGCGTCTCTGAGGGCTGTGGGATCAGATTGCAGAGCGGCGAGTTGATTCCGGTCATCAGGGGTCGCCCCATAACATTCAATGGGAAGTTTTTTATTTTCGGGGGCAGACCAAGAAAGGCCGGTTGCAAAATATTTTAAGTCATACTTACCTGTCTTGTATAGATATTTCAGGAGGGCTTTCCCGTTTCTGCCTAGCCCGGTATTTGAAGTTGGGAAATCGGTTGAAATTGCAACTACTTTTTTGCGCATGCAGATTATGAAAAACAAGAATACATAAGTCAAGACGGAAGTTTATCATTCAAATCCGAAAAAAGAAAACCCGCCTGTTTTAAGGGCGGGCTTTGCAAGTTGTTGATTACGAATCAGATCAGAAAGGGATCTCGGAACTGTCTTCCTGATCATCAACGGGTTGCGTCTTGGGCTTAGTGGTTTTCTTACCAGTGGGCGCGGGGGTAGGGTCAGCCTTCTTCGCGGGGACCGTGGTCTTACCGGAGAACTTCTCTTTGATAGCTTTCACGTAGAATTCATCAAGTTCGATAGAATCACGCTTAATTACCTTACCTCGGCTATCCTTAATTTCCTCTTCCTTGGGGAGTTCGTCTTTGGTGAACTTCCACTTTACAAGTTCGTCATTTTGCCAAACGGAAATTTGTGGGTAACGAGCATTGTTCTTGGCGGGATTCGGCTTGGTAAGATAGATGGTGAACTTCAGATTCTCATAAGATTCTAGACCGAGAAGGGAATTGAATACGGATCGAGTGAGAATCGAAAAGCTCAAATCTAGAACATATTTTTCGTCCCCGTCAATCAGGGAGACCTTTACGGTGGGATACTTTTCACCCTTCCATTCGCGTTCGCCCGTATCAACTTTATCAAGAGCGCCGGAAAATTCCTTACTCTTCTGCACCACTTGGTATTCACCGTCAATCTTCTGCTTGAAAGAAAAATAAGGTTCGCACTGAACGTCATTTTCCTTGTGAACTGGTTTTACGAAGAAAACCTTGCCATTATATTCATTAGTAGAGCCAATCATGATATTTTATTTTATTGTTGTTGTTTATATTTACTGTTTCTGACATTAGATTCGTTAGGATTCCCGCACGATTCTAAAATTGATATTCTGAATTTATCGGAAATTGTCAAGAAGAAAAATTCATTCGAGTGAACTACCACGCCCTAAAGGGCTGTGGCTTCCTGTTTCATAGGGTTTGACTTATTACTTTCAAACATATAGTTTGAAAAAACAGCGGTCAACTCCTCCACAGGCAGACTTCTAAGTTCCGTAGAAGTTAATTTTGGATTATATAACCCAAAACATAATATTGTTTTTGCTGATTTAATATCTCTATCTTCGGAAAAATCACCATCAACAAACATCCGTTCGGATAGGTTTATTTTTATGTTTTTCCCGCTAATTGGAGATATTTTTGTTGTTAGAAGCCAACGATTTATCATAATGGAAGTTTCCAAGTTTTTTAACTTAGTCTTTATTCTCCCCATGACTGAATGCTGAACTTGTTTTCCGAAAAGACCGGAATGCCAACCTTTTAAATTTTCATCCTGAAAGACAACGGTTTCGTATGATTTTAATTTGCTTATGAATTTATTAGCAGCGTCATTTTTCTTATTAATTAGTTTTACATGTGATTTTTGTATTTTCTTGATCTGTTTAACATAATTTTTACTTCCCTTTTTGCGCTTTGATAACTTTCTCTGTTTTCTCTTATGGTATATCGTTGGCGGAAAACTCCAATTAAATTTCTCACCGTTGGACAAAACAATATTATCTTTTATTCCAAAATCCAATCCAATTTTACCGCTTTTAGCAATCTTCTCTTTATTTTGATAGCAGCAAATTTTAATATAATATCCGGTAGAATCTCTAAATAAAACAGCACTTGCGCAATCTTTTCCGTCTAACTGAGTCAACCCAGAGATTTTCAGCTTTCCGATTCCCTGAATCCTCATATAGTTCTTTCCAGAAATTTTATGAGTTGATCCAAATTGTTTCAACGGAATGGAATTAACTTCCTGTGAAAAATCTAACCCGCCAACTTTTAACCCCGCTTTTTTAGCTTTTGAAAGGTTTACAATATTTTGTTGACCTCTCTCAATTAAAGATTGAATAATTTGAGAACCAAGCGTTAAAGTTCTCTCTTCTTTTATATCACATTTTCCAGTTTCCTTATTAAAAACATGAACAATAACTTTTCGCTCTTTAGAATCTCTTGTGAAAAAACTTTGGTCGTTCAACATATCATTATACAACCATTTCGCTTGAACAAAAGAATTTTCTAATTTCTCCTTAACCTCCCTGCTTAAATGTGAATAATCTACCTTGACAGTGAAAACCTTCAAAGACATAGCAGATCTCTTAGCTTTATTCAAAGCCATAGTCTGTTTTATCTTTGCTGATTTTGATAACATAATTTACTTAGTAGAATCTTCCCAACATATAAATACAGGTTTTTATGATAAAAGTGAAAACCATTTTAAAATTTATTGCGATAATTCATCCCCTAGCTAAAGCACGAGGCTTTCTTATCGTCATATCGTAAACTCAGCCTCAGAGTATTTCATAATTGTTGCCCGACCCGGCAATTACATCAACCGAGGCATAGGCATCTGAAATGACAAAGGTGGATTGATAATCAAAAGTCACGCCCGCGCCCGATAGCGTGATTGCATTCCCCGTAGATTGCCCGGCGATGTCTTTCACTTTGAAAATCTTAGCATCACCCGAGGGAATAGGGAAGGATAGTGTTTTGGCTGAACCTGAAGTATTCACCGCAAGATAGTAATCGGAATAGGAGACGGAATAGGAAGATTCGTTAATGACTTTTCGATTAATTGACTCGCTAAGAATAAAGATATTTTCAAAAGTTTTTTCACCCTCGACTGTCTGATCTCCGGTCAGAAGAACAAACTGCCCATCAACTACATCAAGGATATAACCTGAGAATTGCAGGAGATTTATTTGTTCAAGACGAATGGGCGAATAGGGCATACGAAAAACGGATTAAAGAACTTTTGATTTTATCCGATGTTTTTGTCTGAATGAATGGGTTTCCTATCGGGAGGATTATTTTTAATTTTTATCATGATGATTAATGGTTAGTTTGGCATTCTAAATGTCTTGTCAATATGCTCTTGAACCTTCTTCTGGGCGGCAATCTTGGGGCGGGGATCGTCAGGATGGTTGATTCCCCGGCGTTTCTTGGAATACTCGTCAAAGAATTTTATCTTAACGGGGTCCATGCCGAGTTTCTGTTCCCGCTTGGCCGACATTTCGGCGGAACAGTCGGAGATGTCGCCGATTTTGACTTTTTTATTCTCAAATTGGTTGACGAACTGACTCTGGGAGAATGGGTCGGCCTTGGTATTTGAGGAAGTATAAGGAATGTTGAATACCCGATTCCATTTCAGACCATCTGAATCAAAATAAACATGCGGGTCGTTGGCGTTCTGAGAAACGTCAATAATTTCGCCGGTTTCCGGATGTTGGTAGGTATATATCATGTGCCTTATTCCTGAATAAAGAGATTACACGGAATCAATCCGAGATAGAATTAGAAGAAGTAATTTTACTCAGTTCTCGACTCTTTAGGCTAATATCCAAATTAATTTGTTTGATAGTCTCCATGATTTTATTTTTATTTTGAATAGCGTTTTGCCAAAGCCTCTCAGATGCAAACATTCTTTTGATTTGTAGAATTCTCCCCGGCCAAATTTTGTTAGTTTCACCAAATATTCCATCAGAAATAGGTTGAATCTCGTTCCTTTGGATCTTATTATTTAGACTTACTTCTGATTGATAGCAAGAAAACAACTCGTTTTCACTTTCCGAAAGACTTAAAAACATTAATCTTAGTCCGGGTAATTTAGATTCAAGAAAAGAGATTTCATCCTTTAATTCATTGACTTTTTTGATTACAGAATTTTGCATAAAATTGCATCAACGGTCTTTTTCCATGTAAAATCAGTTTGAATTTTTAACCCGGCCTCATTGATTTTATTTTTCAGTCTTTTTTCTAGCGCGCGGTCCATGGCAGAAGAGAACGAATTTGAGTCCCATGAAAAAAAATTTCCCTGATTCCATCCCGAGCCTTTAACGAAAAATTTATTGTCATAACAGGGGACTTTACCGTCCGGTTCAATCAAATCCGCCCCGCCGACAGAAGCCCATTCCTTCAATCCCATGGTGTTTGGCCCGACCATATACTTTCCTAATCCGAGACAATGAAACGACGGCAAACTCCATCCCTCATTCGCCCCGCCATCCAAGACGATATTGCAGCAGTTGAAGGCTTCGTTCAGTTGAGTCTGATTCGCTAGATATGGATAGATCGTAACATTAAAATACTTCTTCCCGCCCATGAACTTGTCGATCAGCCCGGCGTTCTCTTCCGGCTTGAGATGGACATTATGAACATGGAGATGCAGACGATGTTTTGGGTTATTACCGAACTTCTCAAGCCAGAGGGGTATTACTTTATGGTGCCACTTCCGGGCTTCAAGTTTTCCGCAAATCAGCCAGACGGTGACATCATCGGGCAGATACTTTTTATTGGTTGTATAGAAGTGTATGGGGTCGAATCCGAGGGGAATGTTATGAACCGGGACTTCGACCCCGTAATTCAAAAAAGTCTGGCGGGTTTCTTCATTTGTAACAAAGATTTGATCTTGATTGTTCAGAATATTGACTTCGTTCGGGGTTAATTCGTCTAGTTCATGGAAGGTCAGCAAGTTTTGGCGCTCGCCCACGGATTGTTCCGCCGACTGAATGTGCCAGAGTTTGAGCGTGGGATTCTTCCGTGAGTAGGAGGATAGGAATGAATTCGCCTTGGAGGTTAGTAGAGCCTTATCTTCCTCTTTTGCTTTCGAGAAGGATTGGAAATCCATTTGTCCGATTGGACAGAAATCAAAGGGCTGTCCGCGCCGGATTAGTTCTTGGGCGATGTTGAAGCCGACTGACCCAAAGGACACGGAATTTTGGGGCGCGTTGAAGTTGATTTTTTGCATATATAGATTGTTTATCGTTTTTTGTAAAAATTCTCTTTGGCAACCCTAATTCTCTCTAAAAGCTCTGGATTTTCCATATTGTTTCCAATAATTTCCGCTAGCTGTTCTTCTGGCTCCATATAATCATGCCAAATATTCCCCGCACACCAATTAGAAATTACTAGACCAAGATCTTTATAATTATCTCCAACACAAAGAACGTCGCCTTCGTAAATTTCTTTTCCATTCTTATCTTTTGATCCGGTGAATTGTTGGATAACTAGCTTGTCTGGCATCACCAATTCATTGAATGAATTTCGGACTAGACAGCCCTGTTCCAGCAGATTCCGAAAATAATTGGTTGATTGGTGGGTCGGAGTTAGTGGGTGGATATCATTAGAGGTAACCCATTCTTTATTTTCCGTATCCCATACTCGAAATTTGATTTGTCTGTTTGTCATAAATTAAAATTTCCGCCCGACTAATTCCTTCCCAACCTTCTCCCGGATTTTCTTCTGAATAGTCCGTGCAGAAACAATACAGCCCTGTTTTGACGTTCCTTCCGACTCGGCAATAGCCTTCCATTTCCCGAGCGCCGAATTGTCCCCATGGTCGAGAAACCGCTTGCGGAAAACCCTTTGTTTTCTAGGAGTCATGGTTCGAACCACCTGCTGTATGACCGCGATGCCGTCTCTGGCCTCCAACTCCGAATGCAGGCTCGGCATCTTGGCGGGCAGAATGTCGAAATTAATTTCATCCCATGATTCATTCTTGGCGAATTTGTTCTTATCTTTAATAATTTGTAAACACCTGTTCCGTGTGACCGATCCGAGGAAGGTTCCGAATGCGCCTCTCGCTGGATCGTAACCTAGTGCCGCTGAGTAGACCGTATAGGGCTTTTCGTCCAAGCTTTCTTGGTAGGAAAAATGCGGGGAGTTTAAATAGGGCTTGGTGCAGGTATGGTAAATGCCGGAATGGCGACTCATTAGTTCGGTAACAGCCAAGCTATCGGCCTCCTCTTTGACTTTTCGGACCAATTCTAAATCGGGAACGGAGGAGAGGGACGGGGGCGTATACATACCTTAAAGAATTCTCATTTTCTTGATAAGAGGTAGCAAATAAGAAAAACTTGAATCAAAAAATACTAGAGAGTCATTACCCCTTTCGATAAAGGGGATCAAAGAAGAACCGAAAATTTCCGGATTACCCAAATCCTCGCTGTATAAAACGTAAATCTGGTCCTCAAAAATTGATACAAATGCGGTCTTTTTGCATTTTTTGAGCTGTTTGATGGCATTCTCTACAATGTTTTTAGCCGCTTTTTTGTTATCGTCAAAGTCCTGATTCCCAGCATAGTCAAAAGTATAAGCCAAGGCTGCTGCTGCCTCGTTATTTTCCCAGCTAAAACCAATAGGAAAGAAGGTGATTCGACCTAATTTGCTATTGAGTGATATTTGCTGGTAGCTCATACGTTCTGTCCCACGTTATATTTTAACCGAAAAAAGTCAAGTCTTAATTTTGACTTCTGGCTTATATCCATACTTAGTGATAAATTCCTGTTCCATGATTAGCCGGACTCGGCCCGCATGTTGCTTTTTACAAATTACTGCATCATGAATAGGGATCGCCGTAATATCTTCGCTTAAAAGCCTAAAGAAAACTCCATCAAACATAAGGTCGGCTTCCATACTTTGAAGTTTAATTGAAAATTTGCTATTGCTGATATGTTTTTCGCTTTCAATGATTTCGTGAAGATGGGGGAAAAGTTGTTTGAACATTACCAGTTTGGAAGAGTCATTCTGCCTTGGGTAATCGTAAAAGATTTGCGCAATACAACCGATTTTAAATTTTTGATATTTTTCATCCGTTGATATATCCGATTTAATCTTATCTGCTAAAAATTTGTAAAAGCCCTCATCAAGTGCCGCGTGGTATTCTTTTTTTTCTTTTTCAAAGCCGGGCTCATAAAACGACATACAGAGCCAAGGGTGACAGGCGGAAAAATCAACCTCTGTTGTCGGCTCTCCATCAATCAGGATGGCCGAACGGGACTCTCTCGGCATACAAGTCAGACTGTGGAATCGCCGCCCGCTCTTTTTGTCTTCCTTGAAGAAAATATTGCCGGACTCAATCTCGGTCAGGTGGGCATAAGCCGCAAAGAAGTCATTTCCGCCAAATTTTTTCGCTAATTCCTCGGGGCTATCCGAAAGAGTGACGGATTTCAGGTTTCGGTAAACCGCCTGATTGAATAAATTCTTATCCTGACTCAAAAATATCTCCGTCTCTTTATTGTTCACCCGACCAATCAGCTTTCCAGTGTATTTAACTCTCCATTTTTCGGGGCTCTCTTCGGCTTTTTGGGTCAGGCGGTAGGCCAGAGTCTTTCCTTCGGAAATAGAGTAGATGTTGTCACACTCGATCAGCCCAAGAGACAAAAGATCCCCAATCACTAAATCGGTGTCGCGCGAGCCAAACAGAATTTCTAAATTTTTTCTGCTAAATCCGACCCACTTCTGATTTCTTTCCCATAAATCCGCTTCATACCGCATTAAGTTGTATCGGTTTAGAATTTCCTTTAAGAATACCAGAGATTTGATTTTTACCAAATCGGATTCCGGTCCTTCTGTCAGACGAATTAAATTTTCTTCCGAAAGCAAAACAACAATAGAATTATCTGAGTTCAATCTATGATCAAGACATAATCCATCAATGATAGGAGAGTAGAAGAGGTTAGGTATGTTAGAACCCTTAAGAAGATATGTATGATGCTTAGAAAGAGACATGGATGAAACAAACAAACCAATAGCTATCCTACGGATATACCAGCCTATAAGAACTGTAATTTTCCGATTTACCTAGGTAGTGTTTTTGAAATTTGAGCCAAAAGTCAAGGTTTTTAACTAAAATTCAGGCTTGACTCAATCCGAAAACTATCAAATAATGCCTTAACTTGACAACTCCGACCCCAATCCAGCTCCGAACAACTTCCGGCGGAAAAGTCCTCTTTTATGGCCTGAGTCGGAATAAGGGCGTGGTCTGGATTCTTTGGGAGGGTCGGTCAACTCACATTCTGATTTCAGATTTGGACTCTGAATCTCAGGCCCGAGTTCAGGCAATCCTAGTTCAGACCTTAGCGGCGGAGCGGGCAGGCAAACCGAATTAAATAAAAAAATATGAAAATTACGATAAACCAACAAAGGCGTTCTCGTTGTCCAAGTGCAAGCGCAGATATTAGTTTTGGATCTATTAGAGAGATGGAAGATTTTTTGGCCGCTTTGAGCGAAATTAAAGAGCGGGCGGAACGGCATCCAGCCAATCCAAAAGAAATTTCTTGGCCAATCAATTCGGTTATTTCGAATTATTTTGAGAAATGAAATTATTCGGTCAACCACCCCGCGATCCAGCGCGGATTGATGAAATACTAGCGGACTTAGGGAAGATCTGGAAGAAATACCCAGATTTTCGTTTCTACCAACTATTGAATCTGTTCGAAATGGAATACGCGAAAAGAGATAAGTTCTATGTAGAGGATTCGGATTTGCAGATTGGGATTGACAAATTTAAGAAATTAAGAGGAATTAACTAAAATGATGCAACAAAATTCAATTACAATTGACGGTTTTATTGAAAATCTAGACTCATTGACCATCGGAAAGCAGGAGTTATCCGACTTTCTGTATTTCTCCATCGGAGGCCGAACGGCGAAATACGATATTCTATCTCAGACGGAGAACCGTGATGGCAATTTAGATCTAAAAGTTAAATTTATTGGGTATGAATAAATTCCAAAATGGCAATTAAAATTATAGAGACCGGCGGATTCAGAGGTAGGACAAAAGTGTATCGAGGTGCGGAGGCACAAGGTATTGTTAATAAAGCGTTAGGCATTAGTTTTACTAATTATGATAATACGATTATGAATAAAAACTGGTTTAAATGCAAAGACACTCGTCCCTTTATCGACATCGCGCTTTTCTCCGCTGATTTCTGGGGTCATTCATACTGGTCTCATGACGAGACTGCAAATGAATTACATTATATCTTGCATTTCGTAGATGACGACATTCTGCCGGAAGAACTCTGTAAAGTCGGCCCGGACGAGGCTCTGGAATTATTCCGGCTGATCGAGAAATACGGATACGATAAAGAGAATTATCTCGCGGTTCAGAACTGGGCGGCAGAACGGAGTTATTGATTTCTCCCTTTACTTTCCGTCTTGACAAGAAGTATAAAGAATTTTAATCTCAGCCCATGCTCGACCTCCTAAAGGAAAAAGAAGAAAGATCGGTCCAGATTAATCGGATTCTGACCCGCTTGTTTGAAATTTGGAAAAAATACCCGAATCTAAAATTCAACCAACTGATTTATTATATTAATTCAGCGGGCGAAATTGGAGAACAGGATTTTTTCTTTATCACTGATGAGGAATTTGAAGAGGATATGGAGCGAGCGACAAGCACGGGTGGGCAACTTACGCGCGGGGAGGATGCTGAGTGAAGACTTATCGAGCCTTTGGATGGGAGGGACAGACGGGGCAGATTCAGAGAATTCGGCAAGGGCTGAATGAATTGGGGTGCGTGGAGGTTGACGCTGAACCGGATTTTATTTTCTCGAATGATGTGGGGAGCCATCTCCGGGCTGTTGCCATGAAGGATCGCTTTCACAAGTCCAAGTTAATTTTGAACGTATTGGATATTCCTGAATTTTTATTACCCAATGGATATAATTTGGACGCGGCCAGAGAGTTGTTAAATTATGCGGATGCTGTGACCTCCATCTCCAAACATACTCAGGGACAGGTCAAGAAGTTCTTCGGTTTGGATAGTTCGGTTATCTTTAATCCAGTTATGAATGTCGGGCCGTGCGCTTCGGATAAAGTCTTGCGCTACCTCAGTGTTGGGAGACGTTATGATAAAAATAAGCTCTATTCCGTTGTTCAGCAAGTATTTACGGATGGTTTAAATCCGGAAGAGTTGGTAGAAATCGGGCCGGATCACGGTTCAATCGGTAAATACGTTGGAGTTATATCGGAGGGGGAATTATCCGAGTATTATTGCGGGGCCGACTTTTCTTTTTCTATTGGGCGTGAGGAAGGACTAAACTTACCCGTTTGCGAGGCGGCAATCTGTGGCTGCATTCCGGTCATACATTCGCATCTTACGACCAGAGAAGAACTTCTACCACGAGAAGTCTTTCCGGAATATAACTATACGGAGACCACCAAGGAAAGCCTGATTAGGTTTGTCCGAGAAGTTGATGTCATTCATCTTAGCGAAAAGCTAGTTGACTATTTCGATTCGGAACATAAAGATAAATTTACTCCGGTTGGAGTCGCCTCTAAAATTCTTTCTACCCTTTAATTCTGTATGCATACCTTTTGTCGCGTTCCGGTTGGATATCATTGGGACTTCCTGAGTATATTGCGCGTGAAGTATATTAAGCACGGGGAAGATTCTGTTTTAAAAGACTACTACCAGTGCATAGAAGATCTTAAAATTCAGATCGGCCCACAAAAATTTGATGAAATATTTTATTCGGATGAGTATTTAGCCTTATATCAGGCAAATGATTATCTTTTTGATTTGGTGGATATGATTAAAACCGATCCTTTGCGCGGCAAGGAATTAGACGATCAAGTTTTCGTGCGTTGGCAGAAAAAGAAAGCGTTGCAAGAAAAGTTTTTTGGTGGTGAGTTTTCCGAGAAAAAATATGGGTATACGGAGGAAGCGAAATGAGTCAGAAGAAATATAATTGGCCGCTCTGCGCCTCCGTTTTTACTTTTTGGGATAAACTCAAAATCTCAAAGTTTCTATTTACGGAGAAAATCTGGACTTATGGCAAATGGGTTGAGCGGTATGAAAATATGTGGTCGGACTATCTTGGCGGCGGGGCCTACGTTGTCATGGTCAGCAGCGGTTCGGCGGCAAACGAACTAATTGCATTGCGTCGGAAGTGGGAATTGGAGCGGGATGGAGAATGGCCGCGAAAAAATAAAGTTGTTGCGCCAGTAAATACGTGGATTTCTTCTGTAAGTTGTTGGTTAAACTCAGGTTACGAAATAGTTTTCACAGACGTTGACCCGCGCAACCTAAATATGACTTCGGCGCACCTGAAAGAAGTCTTCGCCAAAGATACTAAGAAAGAGATTGGAACTGTTTTTTACACCGCCCTCTTGGGCTTCTTTGGCGACCTAGAAGAATGCAAGAGATTGACGGAGGAGCACGGCGCGAAATTCCTCATGGATAACTGCGAGGCGACTCTAAGCAGTTTTCAGACGAATGAAGGTAAGATTGATAACGTGATGAATTTTGTAACTTGTTCTACGTCACTGTTTTACTCGCACTTTTCGGTTTCGGGAACTGAAGGGGGCTTGGTGATCTGCCGTGATTATAACGAGGCGTGCTGGTATAAAATGATGAGATCCCACGGTCTGACTCGCGGAATGCCTGACCGATTCAAGAATCCGGCGGTCAGTCCAATGTTCGACTTCTGCCTGATGGGCTCAAATTATCGTTCTTCAAACCTTCAAGCCTTCATGGCGAGTTTGGATTTTGAACGGGCGATTGATTATTCTATCCGTGAGCGATATAAGATTTTTCATAGTTTTTACGCTTATTTGGACAGAGACCGTTTTCATAACTTTTATCAGCCCGACCATTCAAAATATTCAGAAGTTGTCCCGCTTGCCATTCCGATTATCTGTAAGAATAAGACGATCCGCGACATGGTCGAACTTCATTGTCGCTTGAATGGTATCGAGACCCGCCCGATCATCGGCGGAGTGTTGGTCGCTCATAACGCCTTTAAAAATTGCAAATCTCAAAAGTTCGGCAAACCAGAAGATTATCCCGTTGCTAATCACGCCCACGAATGCGGGTTATATATCGGTCTGAATAAGAATGTAACGACGGAAATGGCCCGGCAGCTCGCCCAAGATTTAAACTCACTCTAAAATGCAACTACAAGACATCATTCAAAAATTAAACCCCAAGAACATTTGGGAAATCGGCGTTGGTAATCCGGATATTTGCCGGGCAAGACCCTATCTGAACGGGCCGATTCAGTTAAAGTTATTTGAGGTTAATCCCAAGACATACAACGATTTGGTATCTGCTTACGGGCATTATCCGAATATTCAGATTAGCAATTTTGGTCTGTATGACAAGAATGATACGATTGAGTTCCTAGAAGATGGTGATTCAACTTGCTCTGCCGAGGTCGCCGCGCCGACATTTGTTCTCGGGACTCCGAAGATGGGGTCGGATTGGGTTGCGGCCAAGCCTAGGGTTCGGATGACTGTCCGTGATATGGCCGAGGTCGATCTGGGCGATATTGATGTTGCGCTGATTGACACGGAAGGGTGTGAATACAAAATTATCTCTCGGATGAAGTCTCGCCCGATGTTTTTGAGCGTGGAGACGCATAATGAGTGGTATAAGACGCCGGATTACGAAAAATTGCTTGACTGGTTTAGGGAAAATAATTATAAGTTAATCCATACGGATGTTACCGACTCGTGGTATCTCCGTGGCGACATTAATCTTTAATTCCAGATATGAAAACCACAAATCCAAAAGATACTCACTGGCCAACCGGCGCTCCCATTTTTACGGAAAAAGAAATGCGCGACCTACATAATTCCGCACAGCGTCTAGCTATCGCCCTTTCCGTTATTGTTGATTGCGGTGGAATCGGCGCGGAAGATATGTATGATGAAGCGCGGGATGCTTTAAGACAATATAACGATCTCTAATTTTATGGACATTAAAACTAAACTCCGAACAGAAACTTCCGCCCGCGATGAAGTATTCCGAACCGCGCTGACTTACCTCGGAGGGCGACCTGCCGAATTCATTGAAATTGGTTGTCTCCGCGACCTGAATTCCCGCGCTGGCGATGGCTGGTCAACTCTGCATTGGGCGGATTATATCGAGAAGAATGATGGGAATTTGACCGTTGTTGATATTACGAAAGAATCACTGGATCTTTGCCGAGGTTTGATTAATAACTTCGCGATTGAGGCAGAGTATTTAAATTGCAAGGGTGAGTCTTTGAGGTTGGATACTTACGATTTTGTTTATCTTGATGGCGGGATTTGCCCGCATGAGGCATTGGCGCAATTTCAAAAGTGCAATACAGAAACTCAACTCATTCTGATGGATGATTTTCATACCAAGGGAGTGATTGTTGATGAGAAATATCCGGACAAACTCCTTTTCCGATTCTCGAATGGGCATAAGATGGCTTTGTATGGTCGGGGCGTGAAGGCGGGGGAGAAGTTTATTCAAGTATGAGTAAGATTGGAAAGAATTTTAAGATCTTCGGAATAAGGCAGTCCTTGCTGGGCGATTCTATTATGAGTTTGCCCATCCTCACTTATCTTGAAAAAAGATACCCTAACAGTTATAAGATTTTTCACATTGCGAAAAAGTGCAGTCAGGCCGCGCCGCTGTATTTTAATCAGCCTCTTATCGACCGAATACTGATTTCGGATTGCCCAGAGGGCTTCGGACCTAACGATTACGAAGTTATGAAGACCTGTGACTTGGTATTAAACACCATGCCGCCGCATCCAGACGATAGGTTTCCTAATGACTTCGACATCTACGAGGAAACATTTAGGATGAGCGGCCTGCCGATTGAAGAATTCTGGGCAATGACCGAAGAAGAAAAACGCCCCAAGCTCGTTAAATGGTTTGATACGGAAAATCTTGGTCCAAAAACACTTGCATTTTTCGCTTGCGCCGGATACGGGGCTAATGGCTGGGCGAGTAGGAATCCAACGAAGCAATGGTATGAAAAACTGCTACCCATGCTGTATGCCGAAGGATTTACGATTTATCAATTCGGGCACCCATTGGATTATACTTTTGCGCCGCATTCCCAACATGTCGATTGCCGGAGTCTGCCGTTTTTCGACCAAGTAAAGAAATCTCTCGGAACTTCAATTGCCTTGGCAACCGATTCGGGAACTTCGTTAATCCTTGGCGCGTATGGCTTTGCGCAGGTAAGTTTACTGACAAACCATTGGAACTCTCCAAAACATGTTCGTAATTTTTACGCATTCGGAACAAATAATCCCAATAACTATTCATTCTTTGGGATGAATCACTGTGACAACATTTCACAAAAAGAAGTGCTTGACAAGATAATCGAAAAGACGAAATAATACACCCATGTCTAATAAAAAAATCTCCGTTTTAATCCTCGGCGGCGGCGCACTAGGCAAAGTTTTCACAAAAGTCTTTAATACCGGAGAGTTTGATCTAGCCGTCGCCAAACGAAAGAAATTCAACTCAGAAGATGCTGGGAAGGGCTATCTGACTTATGAGTTTGACGCGGTTAACTGCCCGCCATATGTCGCCAAAGACTTTGACTACATCGTGAATTGCATTGGGGTCATACCACAAAAAATTGATGAGGCATGCACGCATTCTAAACTCAATGCCTTGTTAGTTAATTCCGCCTTCCCCTACCAACTCGCCAAGAACTGCCCGAATAGTCGAATTATCCATATCTCGACCTCTCATGTTTTTGCCTTAACCGGTGGCAGCAAGACGGAAAATGATTGGCCGCAACCTCTGACGACCTATGAGAAGACGAAATTCACCGGGGAAGTCTGGGCCGAGAACGTGATGAATCTCCGCTGCTCCGTCGTGGGGCCGGGCGGCGGGCTATTTGAGTGGTTCAAGACGGAGAGAAAACAGAAGGGTCGGGTTGAAGGTTATACGAATCATATGTGGAATGGCTTAACATCATTGAAATTGGCGGAAATCTGCCGAGGTATCATCCGAGATGAGCTATTTTGCGGAGGTATCCAGCACATTGTCCCTAACGGGAAGGTCAGTAAGCATCAGCTCTTATGGGAATTGAATCAGTATCCTTGGGGTGAATCTGACAAGGCGGCGGAGATAGTGGAAGCAAAGGCTGATTGCGGCTTGGATAGAACCCTTGGAACCGTCCGACTGATTGAAAATATGGCGCTTTGGCGTGGGGCGGGCAGCTTGGCTCCATTGGATATTCGGACGCAAATTAGAGAGATGGCGATTTGGGTGGAGGAGAACAAATAACTTATGAATAACGATATTCAATTTGGTTGCCTGAATGTTGATACTGGTGAATTCCGAAAGGGCCATATTGATAAATCCGGCAATCAACAGTTTAAAAGATTGCCTTGGTATAAGCGATTATTTTTCCGAGAGCCGAGTCAGACGGAGTTGGTCGGGACTACGACCCTTTCGGTTGGTTTTATTTGGACGAGAGATACGGATTTGAAGGATGTAAAGGCGGCTCTTTATAGAAAATTCAATCCGTATGCCGGAAAGACTCAGAAAATTTGGGCCAAACAAAATGGAAATACAGTGTTTTTTGATCCTTTTATATATGACGAAAATAAGCAATTAGTTATAAATTAAGACAATTTTATGAGTTATAAGATCGGCGTCCTCCTTTGCAGTTATTCACTCCCAGAATATATTCACGACTGCCTCCGCCCGTGGATTGAAGCCCGGCAAGCCAAACTCGGAGGTCATGAATTTATCATTTCGGCAATTTCCGTCCCATTCAAAGAATATAAGGATAAGGCAGAGGAGGATACGGAAAGCCCAAAAATTTTACAGGAATACAAAGAGAAAGGCTTGATTGACTATCTGTTCACGGAGCCGAAGTGGGAGGAAGAGAAAGTTGTCCGGAATACTGCGCTCAATCCGCTGCTGGAAATTGAGAATTGTGACTTCTGTTGGCTGGTCGATTGTGATGAATTTTACCAACTCGTTGAGATTGAACGGATTATGAAATTCGTAGAGAGGAACCCGCTGACTTGTTGGTTCAGAGGCAGCCTTAAGAACTATGTGTTCGACCAGAAATCTTACCTTAGTCAGCCGTTTAATCCTGCTCGGATTTACCGGACTAAATATAATTCTTATCGGCTTTACGGATTTCGATATGATAACGAGATGATATATCATGGGACGATCACGCGTGACATTAAAGATCACGAACAATTACCAAGTCTCACAATCCCCAAAAATATCGGATTCACAAGGCATTATACGTGGTTTTCGGATGCAAATAGTAAGAAGAAATGTCAATATCAAAAAGAAAGATTCAGCCTTGAACTTTGTTCTTTCCGGTGGAATGACTCAGAAAACAAATTAGAGTTCAACCCATTGTATTTCAGCAAGTTCGGAAAGCCTATTCCAGAAGTCTGTCGGGAGGATTGACGGGAAGGCGAAAATCGTTACACTCTGTGTTTTTCTAGTGAACCAAAAGAGTCTGAAATCGTTTTTCTGATTCTTTTTCCGGGCGCTAGATTGTAAACCTATCTTTCCCTATGACAGACAACAAACCCATTCGCCTTTTCGATGAGCAAATTGCCAGAAAACCAGACCGCTATAGTTGGTCCTCTAGTTTTGTCGAGGCTATGCATAATGGCTTTTGGACGCACAGAGAGTTTAACTTCCAGAGTGATATTCAAGACTTTAAAGTTAATCTGAACGAACAGGAGAGGCAGATTATTGTTCGTTCTCTTTCTACTATTGGCCAACTTGAAATTTCCGTGAAGAAGTATTGGGCTCGTCTAGGAGAAAATCTCCCCCATCCGTCTATCAATGATATGGGCTACGTAATGGCTAATACTGAAGTTATTCATGGCGATGCCTACGAACGACTTCTGGAGGTTTTGGGAATTGATGATGCGTTTGATAAGCTCCTTGAAGAGCCGATCATTAAAGGGCGTGTTAATTATCTCCGAAAGCATCTTCATAAATTTCACCAAGATAATAAAAAGCAATTTGTTTACTCTTTAATTCTCTTTACCCTTTTTGTGGAAAATATCTCTTTGTTTTCCCAATTCTATACCATCAGTTGGTTTGGCCGTAACAAAAATTATCTTAAAGATACGAATAAGCAGGTAGAATACACCTCCCGAGAGGAAGCCCTTCACGGAATGATTGGTATGAAAATTATTAATGTTCTTCGCGAGGAGTATCCAGAACTCTTTGATAAAGAACTAGAAGATAAAATTCTCCATGAGTCCGAACAAGCCGTTAAATATGAGTGCGAGATTATTGACTGGATTCTCTCTGGATATAATCAGAAAGGTTTAAATTCTGAATTACTCAAAGAATTTATTAAGAACCGAATGAACGATTCTCTCGCGGAGATTGGATATGGCAAGATTTTCCCCGTTGACAAAAACGCGCTAAAGGAAACTCTCTGGTTTGATGAACAGGTTATGGGCAACAACATGACAGATTTTTTTCACTCCCGCCCCGTGGAATACTCCAAGAAGTCTCAGAGTTTTGACGAGTCTGACCTTTTCAACGATTAATTTATTATGTTTCCTAAATATTACTGGCTTAATGACGATTCACGCAAATTCCTTGAAAAGGACTATTTACAAAGAGGTGTAACGCCAGAGGCGCGGGTGCGACAGATTGCTGAAAGAGCTGAGGAGGTTCTTGGATTCAAAGGTTTTGCGGATAAGTTTGAGGATTATGTTGCTCGCGGTTTCTTTTCCCTTTCTACCCCCGTTTGGACTAACTTCGGCAACCAGAGAGGGCTTCCTGTAAGTTGTTTTGGTTCTTATGTTGGTGACAACATGACTTCTATTCTGGAAAAGGTCGGAGAGGTTGGGATCATGTCTAAAATGGGCGGTGGCACATCCGGCTATTTCGGAGATTTGCGCCCTCGTGGTTCGGCTATCAGTGTTGGTGGAGAGTCTAGCGGTCCGGTTCACTTCATGGAACTTTTTGACAAGGTTGCTGATGTTGTAAGTCAAGGCTCGGCGCGGCGTGGCTCGTTTGCAGCCTATCTCCCAATAGAGCATCCCGACGTTGAAGAATTTTTACTTATTCGCGGGGAGGGTCATCCTATTCAAAATATGAGCATCGGAGTTACAATTACCGACGAATGGATGAAGGAGATGACGGCGGGAGATAAGAAAAAGCGGTCGTTGTGGGGCAAGGTTATCAAGAAGCGATTTGAGACGGGGTATCCCTATATTTTCTTTTCTGATACTGTAAACAAAAACGCTCCAAAGGTTTATAAAGACAAAGGGCTTAAAATAAATCATTCAAACTTATGTTCGGAAATAAATTTAGCTAATAACGAGAATGAAAGTTTTGTGTGCGTTTTGTCCTCTATCAATCTTCTTCACTGGAATGAGATTGAAAAAACGGATGCAGTAGAAACACTTGTTTATTTTCTTGAAGCGGTAAATGAAGAATTTGTCCAAAAAACGAAAAATGTGAAATTCATGTCTGCGCCCCATGAGTTTGCCAAGAATCAGCGTGCGTTGGGCGCGGGCGTGCTAGGCTGGCATTCTTTACTTCAGTCAAAAGGGGTTGCTTTTGAGTCAATGGAAGCGAAACTACTTAATACAAGAATTTGGAAAGCAATTAGAGCGCGGGCCGATAAAGCTACTGCCGATCTGGCTGAAAAGCTAGGGGAACCAGAACTGCTTAAGGGTTACAGTCGCCGAAACGTAACAACCCTTGCCGTCGCCCCCACTACTTCCTCTTCCTTTATCCTTGGACAAGTTTCCTCTGGGATTGAGCCATTGAATAGTAATTACTTCGTCAAAAAAACAGCAAAGGGATCATTTACCTATCGTAACCCATTCTTGGTTAAAATTCTTGAAGAAAAAAATCAGAATACCGAAGAGGTATGGAAGACTATTCTTGTAAAAGGTGGCTCCGTTCAACATTTGGATTTCCTTTCCGAGCAGGAAAAAGATTGTTTTAAGACTTTTGGCGAAATCTCTCAAAAGGAAATCGTTATTCAGAACGCCCAAAGACAGAAATATATTGACCAGTCGGTGAGTCTTAATTTGATGATTCCCGCTACAACCAAACCCAAGGATGTTAGCGACCTCCTTATTTTTGGTTGGGAAAACGGAATTAAAACTTTTTACTATCAAAGATCCAGTAACCCAAGTCAAGACTTGGCCCGTAATATCATGAGTTGTAAATCATGCGAGGCATAAAAAATTAAAATATTAACATAATCAACCCGCCTATTCAAAGGCGGGTTTTTTGTGCCTAAAGATACCCTGAAGCATATTTTGCCAACCCCCACCCAGATCTTGTCATCTGGCCCAAACACCCTTGATTCTCCCTTAAAATCGTGTAAACTTCGTATCCAATGTTAAAGTATGCAAGATCGAGTATCGCGTTTCAAGAAGTCCCAAACGAAATTAGTCTATCCTATGAGGTATGCGGATGCCCATTACGCTGCGATGGTTGTCACTCTCCCGAACTTAGACAAGATAAAGGTTTTCCGTTGGACGCTAGTCGGATTTTCGCCGATTCAATCAAATATGATGGATTGATTTCTTGTGTTTTGTTTATGGGCGGAGACTGGGTGGTGCAGGACATAATTGGGCTTTTGTCTTTTGTAAAATCCCAAGGATTAAAAACAGCGCTATATTCTGGTTTTGATTCTGTCCCGGACGATATTACCTCTAGGTTGGATTATCTGAAGGTCGGTCCATACAAGAAAGAACTCGGCGGGCTGAACTCCCCAGTCACAAACCAGCAATTCTTCCATATTCCCACCCTGACCAATCTTAACCATCTTTTCCTATGATACTTAATCAATCTCAGTTAGATAATAAAATCGCTTTCGTCAAAAACTATATTGGAGCATCCAATGCGGCCAGCGGCTCAAAGTTTGATGCCAATGCAAACGTATCATCTAAGAATGTAGCGACTCTTGCCGCTGAAATACATAAAGATATCAATATTCAAATCAAGCGGGCGATTGTCACCCAAAAGATTTCAGAAATGTTCGGAGTAGAATTAGCAGCGGAGTATAACCGACAGATTCAAGATAAGGAAATTTACGTTCATGATGAGTCAAATATTTTACTCCCATATTGTGTTAGTATTTCAATGTATCCGCTTTTGACGGATGGTTTGAAAAGTCTTGGCGGTGATTCCGGCCCGCCTAGCCATCTATCTTCGTTTTGCGGCTCTTTCGTTAATTTAATGTTCGCTATTTCAAGTCAGTTTGCGGGGGCAGTAGCAGCGGTTGAACTTCTTCTATATTTTAATCAATTCGCGGTAAAAGACTATGGGGAGAATTATCTAGAAACTCATACAAAGGAAATAGAGAATCATCTTCAGCATATTGTTTACGCCTTGAATCAGCCCGCCGCTGCGCGTTCGTTTCAGTCCGTTTTCTGGAATACCTCTATTTTTGATCGGTATTATTTCGATTCAATGTTTGAAGGTTTCGCTTTTCCAGACGGCTCCCGCCCAGCGTTTGAATCGGTTAATAAACTTCAAAAGTTTTTCATAAAATGGTTTAATAAAGAAAGAGAAAAAGCCGTGCTGACTTTTCCTGTGATTACAGCGGCGATTCTTTCCGAAGGTGATGAGCCCAAAGATGTGGAATTTTCTAACTTTCTTGCGGGCGAACTAGCCGAAGGTAATTCGTTTTTTATTTACTCTTCAGATACCGCCGATTCGTTGTCAAGTTGCTGTCGTTTAAAGTCAAAAATACAGAAGAATACATTCCAGACCTCTCTGGGCGCGGGAGGTGTCGCCACGGGTTCTATTAATGTTATCACACTGAACATGAATCGACTCATCCAAAAAAATCTGATTCTGTCCGAACAAGTTATGAAAATCCATAAATATCAAGTCGCATATAGGGAGCTGATGAAAGGTATGATTAAGGACGGAATGTTGCCCGTTTACACCTCTGGGTTTATAACGTTAGACAAGCAATATTCTACAATTGGTATTAATGGCATGGTAGAAGCATCTGAATATATTGGTATTAAACCGTCTAATAATGCAGAGTATAAGGAATGGGTATCAGCCCAGTTAAAAACGATTAACAAACTAAACAAGGTCGCTAGTTTGGAATACGGATGTATGTTTAATACCGAATTCGTCCCAGCGGAGAACTTAGGGGTTAAATTTTCCAAATGGGACAAAGAGGATGGGTTGGTTGTTCCTCGCGATTGCTATAACTCTTATTTTTACCCAGTCGAAGATGATTCAATCAACGCTTTGGATAAATTTATTCTTCATGGTCGCGAAATGACTGAATTTTTAGATGGTGGGTCAGCCCTTCATCTTAATTTAGAACAATATCTGACAAAGGATCAGTATTTTAAACTAATCGGCATTGCGATAAAGACGGGTTGTAATTATTTCTGCACGAATGTAAAAATCACAGTTTGTGAGGATTGCGGGCACATCAACAAGAAGACGGAGTGCCATTGCGTAAAATGCCGGAGCAAGAACGTTAGTCATGCCACTCGGATTATTGGTTATTTAAAGAAAATTACTTCGTGGTCGGGTGCGCGCAAGACGGAGGAGAAGAAAAGATTTTATCACTGAGATTAAGATTCTAGGGAGGACGGTATTAGTGTAAACTTATGGAAGCCAAACAACGCACCCACTGATCCGCTTTATTTTCCGTCATGAAGTCCACCGCCACCGTAATTTATCTAAATAAATCCCTTCACTCCAAGGTCAAACAGGCAGCGGACCAGAAATTTGATAAGCCTAGCTACGTCAAGTCTTTGTGGATCACTCGGGAATACAAGAAACGCGGCGGCAAAGTCAGGTATGAAGGGGGAAAGCCCTCCAAGGAAAGTATTAAGAAGGCTGTTGCATCCGAAGGTATTCAGACTTGCGGTTGTCACGTTACGGCCAGTCTGACTTGGGATCAGTATGAGACGGAGGAAATCAATGCGAGTCTGGATGAAGAGTTCAGTCCAGTAGAGGGCGAGACCGATAAAGAAGTTTTGTTCGCGGCTCGGTTTTGGGAAGATAATAAGGAGGATATTTGCAAAGACGAAGAGGGTTTAATTACAGAGTTGGATCGCTCCTCAATGTTTGAAGCCGAAGAATATCTTGCTCTAGCCGAGAAAGAGAGAAAAACCCTAAACAAACCCTTCCGCACTCCGGGAGAAAGTAAGAAATTCGGCGTTTGGGTTAAAAACGAAAAGGGGAACGTTGTCCTCGTCCGCTTTGGGGATAGTGAGCTATCCATAAAAAGGACAAATCCTGAGCGCAGAAAATCCTTTATGGCCCGTCATGGTTGTGATAACCCCGGTCCACGGTGGTCCGCAAAATTTTGGGCGTGCTGGAGCTGGCGTACTAATACAAAACTACCTTAAACGTTAGCTCTCATAGTTCTATACTATTTTCATCATGACAAATAATCCCGACCACTCTCACACATTCAATCCAAACGCGATTGATGTAAAACTAGCCGAAATCCTTCTGCTGCAAAGACTTGACAAAGAGGATCGAGATCGTTGGCGCGCTGAATTCAACGCAAAGATAGATGGGGTTGACGAAAGACTGAAGAGGGTTGAACAACAATGCCTCCTCACAAACGGAAAAATCATAAAACATACCGGCCAAATTGACGCCTTGGAAAAAATTAACGAGTTGGAGGAGGCAAGACAGGAAGAGATTGAATCTATCATTTCCACCAAGAAGTTTATCAATAAATGGCTTATCAATAAATGGTTCATCGTCTTCCTGATTGTCTTGGGCGCGGGAATCCTGAAGGTTATTTCCTCCCCTTGGCTTCAAGGAATACTTCGCCCGCTATCGGGAATTTAAGGAAGACTGACAGAAAACGATTATTTTTTTGGATTTAACCCCGCCCGGCTTTTAAACTTGGCGGGTTTTTCATTTTTCGGAGGTGAGGCAGGATTCCGCCTTGACAAGTGAACTACCTTGCCCTAAAGGGCCGTGACTTCCTGCTTCATAGACCCACTAACGCGAGTCTCCACAGGCTTAACTTTCCGACATTCCATCGGTAGTGAGGTTTTGCCCGAAAGCAAACCAAATTTTTTAATATTTATGGCCGCGTTTAAATCACGGTCATGCTTGGTCCCGCAAACGCAGGTCCAGTGTCTATCGGCTAGGGTTAAGCCATGATTAATTTCGCCACAGCTTGAACAAGTTTTAGAACTGGGTTCAAATCGGCCAATTTTAATCAGATTAATCCCTTTCCATTCACACTTGTATTTCAAAACTTCGTAAAACCGACCGATAGCGACATCTGACATTGCTCTGGCCAATTTCCGATTTTTCATAATGCCCTTTACATTCAAATCCTCAATACAAATCGTGTCCACTTGGTTATCGTTGACGATTTTTGCCGTGACTTGATGAATGTAATTATTCCGCTGGTTTGTTACTTTTTCATATTGTTTAGCTAGTTTGATTCGCGATTTGTCTCTGTTCTTGCTGTCCTTTTTCTTTCTTGAGTGCGAGCGGCTGAGTTTTCTTAGTTTTTTGAGTGATTTTTTAAGAAATTTATTATTTTCAAAGGTCTGCCCATTTGAAATTGTGAGAAAAGTTTTAATCCCGGTATCAATCCCGATGGCGCCGTTTTCGGTTATCGGTTTGAGTTCTGATTTGCTATCGGGAGTTTCTACTAAAATTGACGCAAAATATTTGCCAGAAGGAACTTGGGAAATTGTGACCGTTTTGATATTTCCCTCAAAAGTTCTATGAAAATTGGCTTTAATTTTATTTTCTTTTGTAAATTTCGGTATTTGCAAGTATCCGGTTCCAAAATCGGCCTTGGCGTTTTGCGGGCACTGAAAGGAGTGGCTATTAAGTTTTTTGCTTTTAAATTTTGGGAAACCTTTCTTTTCTTTGAAAAATCTCTGAAAGGCATTATCCAAGTTCCTTGCCGCCATCTGCAAACACTGAGAATTTACTTCATTCAACCAAGAAAACTCTTGACTTGCCTTCAGTAAAGTGACACGATTCATTACATCAAAACAACTCAACTTTTCCCTCTTCTCATATGCCTTTATCTTCTCTGCCAACCCCCAATTATACATCCAGCGAGCGCAACCAAAATGCTTTGCCAAAAGCACCTTTTGCTCTTGATTTGGGTAAATTTGGTATTTAAACGCTTTTAACATCTTCCTATTTATGATTACATATTTTTCTTACAGAAGTGAAAACAACTGTGTAAAATTTTTTATTTTACTTGCGACCCTTTATCCCCATGGCTAAAATTACGAAAATCATTGAAAGCGGGGGATTCTGTCCATTCCAATTAGAAGCGCAAACGGAAGATGGTCGGATGATTTATCTCCGTTATCGTGGCGGGCTTCTCCGCTGGGGTTTCGTCGGGAAGGACAGACTTACCCCGGACGAATACGAATTTTCAGCTCAGATAGGGGGCCAGTATGACGGCTCGGCAGACGATAAGGAATTTAAGGCCGCGCTGAAAGATAGTTTGGAATTCCCTGAGGGTTTTTCTTTTGAAGAGGATTTTCAGGCAGAACAAAAAGATGACCGAGAATAATTTATGAAAGCCTACAAAATTGAATTAATCATAGTCGATCATGACGAAATCGGAGACCGAGAGGAAATCATCGGACCGATTGAAAACGCGAACTATCCCAACGATTGCATCAACCCGCATGTCTTGTCTTTCCGTGAAGCCGACATTGGAGAGTGGTACGATGATCACCCTCTGAATGGTTCGGAAAACTATGAAGCCTCTGTTGCAAAATATTTCCCTGAATGAGCAAACCCCTAGTTCCAACTTTCAAGAAAACTCCAGAGCACGATCTTGTCTATACTCCGGATGACTTAGCCGAGAAGATCGTCCGGCATTTCAACCCGCGAGGTAGAATTTTAGAACCCTGCCGAGGCGGCGGGGCTTTCACGCGGGCGATGCCGAATGCAGATTGGTGCGAGATACAGGAGGGTCGAGATTTCCTAAGTTGTTCTGGCTTATGGGATTGGGCGATTACTAATCCGCCGTGGTCACAGCTAAGACCCTTTCTGAAAAAGTCAATGGAAGTTGCCGATAATGTCGTTTTCCTCTGTCTGATTAATGCGTTTTTCATGCGGGCAAGAATCCGTGATATGGAGCAAGCAGGTTTCGGCTTCCGCGAGATTGTTTTTCTGGACACCCCGAAAGCTCCATGGCCCCAGACCGGCTTCCAACTGGGCGCAATTTTCATTCAGAGGGGCGCGACTGGACCGGTTAAATTTAGCAAGTTGGCTGATTAATTTATGAAAGATAAGACAAAAACAATTCAGCAACACGAATGGCTCAACCAAGCGATTCAATACGGCCTTTCCGTCGAGCCTTTCGTTCCGGCCCGTCTGCCCTTGGTCGATCAAATACTGAAATTGCATTCAAAATGGGAGAAGAACGGCGGAGATAAACAAACCGGCCTTCTTATCCTCCGTCAGGCAATCGGGGTGACCGAAATGTATAATACTCCAATTTACACGGTCGGGCAGAAGAAAAAGTAATTGACAAGAATAGAGAAAGGTTTATAAGATAGAATTATGCCCAAACTAGAAATACCGAAAGAAATTCTTTCCGAAATGTCCAAAGATTATAATAATGGTCTCTCTGTAGAGAAGCTGGTTTCTAAATACGAAAATAAATATACCGAATGGCAAATTCGTCGTCGCTTAGTTGAAAATGGAACTCCCATGCGCCATAGGGCGGCTCTTTCTAGAAAATATGACTTAGATCAGCCCTTCTTTAATGTGATTGATACAGAGGAAAAGGCTTATTGGTTGGGGATGATGTTCGCCGATGGATCAATTTACTCCTCAAAAAAGGGAAAAATGTTTCATTTAACTTTGCAAGGAAGAGACTTGCACCATGTTAAAAAGTTTAAAAAAGCCCTAAAAGCAGAAGCGCCCGTTCACCATCAGAAAAAGAAAAATCATTATGGTCTTTTTATTTGGAGCGGGTTACTTTACGACTCTTTGGAGCGAGCTGGATGCATAAGACAAAAAGGGGCCTATATTAGGCTTCCTAAAGAAGATATTCTTCCCAAAAGTCTTGTCCGCCATTTTGTTCGCGGTTATTTTGATGGGAACGGATGTTTTTCTTGGAGTAGGTCAAATTTTAGGGTCGCTATCAGAATAGTTTCCAATACTGATTTTGTTGCAGATCTAAAAGAGATTTTTACTTCTGAGGTAGGCGTCAAACATTACTACCATAAAGAGCCAGTAGAATATCAAGATTATCCCGGCAGATACTATACAAATCTTGATTTCGGAACATATGAAGGGGCGCTTGGCCTATATCATTATATGTATGACAATGCGACTGTTTTCTTGGAGAGAAAGAAAGAAAAGTTTAACAAATTTATCAAAGAGTCATGAGTAAAATAATTATTTCAGCGGCAAATGGGCAAGACGGGTCAAATATGGTAGACTATCTACTTTCCTCAACGGATGACGAGGTGATAGGAACTATCCGTAGAACAAGTCAACCAATTTTAGAAAACCTAAAAGAAGCTATTGGTCATCCGCGCTTTCGTTTAGAGATGATGGATCTAAATGACGCCCATTCAATTGACGAATTAATCGCTAAGGAAAAACCTGATTATTTTATCAATTTCGGCGCGTCTGCTTTTGTTCCTGATTCTTGGAATTCGCCCGCAGCTTGCATGGAGACAAATGCAATTGCATTAATTCATATTTTAGAATCAGTTCGGAAACATAATCCTAAGTGCCGGGTATATTCGGCTGGCTCTTCAGAGCAGTGGGGGGATGTAAAGTATAGCCCGCAAGACGAAAAACATCCAATGTCTCCTCGTTCTATCTATGGCGTTTCAAAATGTGCCGCATCCCTTATTTGTAAAATTTACCGTGAGTCGTATAATCTATTTGTAATTCATGGCATTCTGACAAATCACGAGGGTTTGCGCCGGCAGTATCACTATGTTTCACGGAAGATTACTTCTAATGTAGCCCGAATTTATCATAAGGCTCAGAAAGATCAAAATTTCGAACCCTTGATTCTTGGTCAGTTAGATGCCAAGCGAGACTGGTCGGATTCGAGAGATTTTATGCGAGGGGTCTGGTCCATGATTAATCAGAGTGAGCCGAACGAATACATTCTTTCTTCCAACGAAACCCACTCGGTAAGAGAGTTTTGTGAAATTAGCTTTCGGGAAGCTGGTTTTAGTGACTGCTGGTGGGAGGGAGAGGGCGTAAATGAGAAATATTTTTGGAAAAATCCTCAAGGAGAGAAGGTCGTTTTAGTCTCCGTTTCGGAAAAGTTTTATCGCCCGGCTGATGTCATGTTGCTCCAAGGGGATTCAACCTTGGCTCGAAAAAATCTTGGTTGGATTCCAGAAATTACATTTAATCAAATGGTTAAAGATATGGTGATGCATGATATTGAGCTATACAAAAGTTGATTCTGCCTTGACAACTTAACCAAAACCAAAGACAATCTTAACTTATGGCCGACCAAAAACTCACACCAGAAATCGAATCCGTCCTCCGCGCCGCCCGAATTGAGGGGAACAAACTTCATCTGGTTGGGCAGCTTAGTCCGAAGGAATATAAGGCAGTCAAAGAATTTTTATTGTTGGTCGGGGCTGTTTGGGATAAGAAGCAGAAGTGCCACGTTTTTTCGGGAGACCCTGCCAAGCTCATGTTTGCGATGGAGGAAGGCGAGGCGAAAGACATAAAGAAGAAAAGGCAGGCGTTTTACACCCCGCTTGATTTAGTTGAAGAGGTGGTTCGAATCGCAGATGTAAAGGGGAAGGATATTTTGGAGCCGAGTTGTGGGGATGGGCGGTTTATTCGGGAATGTTTTAAGCAAGGGGCGGTAGGAATTGATGTGGTTGAAATTTGTGAAGAAGAGGCGGAGAAGGTAGCGACAGAGTTTTTTGGTCGAATTGCTATCCACGTTGGGGATTTTCTTGAGTTTAATCCCATTACAGATGACAATTTCCTTCCGGAATATGATATTCTGATCGGAAACCCCCCGTATTCCCGGACCGACTGGCTGAAACATACCCTACACGCTTTTAAATTTGTCAAGCCGGGTGGCAAGTTGGTGTTCATCCTGCCAAACTCCATCCATTCAAACAAGAAATTTCAGGATTTTGTGCTGGACAAGAAGTGGGAATACAGAGAGATTCCGGCTGGAGCCTTCAAAAGCGAAGGAACAAATATCGCCACAAACATTGTAACAATTTATAAATGATGCAAACCAAATTAATTTCCGTAACCCAACCTTTGATTGATGGCGTTAAAACTGCCGAAGAACTAATTTCATACTGCGCGCGAGTCAGCAATCCTTCAAACCAGTTAAACGTCGAGACCGGCGCGAAACTTATCAATTATTGCATCAGAAATAAACATTGGTCGGTCTTTGAGCAAGCCTCCTTCTGCGTCGAAATCAAGACCTCTCGCGCAATCGCCGCACAAATTCTCCGACACAAGACATTTACATTTCAAGAGTTCAGTCAGAGATACGCAGCCGTAACCAAACTTCACCCCTTAGAATGGCGTATGCAGGGGAAAACCAATCGACAGGTCGGAGATGAAGAGGTCAATTTGGAAATTGATTTGCTTGACAAGATTGATGCCCTGCAAGACCGGGCAATTGACTTATACGACGAATTGATTCAAAAGGGGATTGCCAAAGAGTGCGCCCGAATGATTCTTCCGCTAAATACCGAGACAACGATCTATATGAACGGGACCATCCGTAGCTGGATTCATTATTTTGAAGTTCGTTGTGATACCCATACACAAAAAGAACATCGGGATATCGCCTTATCTGTTCGTGAAATTTTCAAGAAGCAGTTCCCCGTAATTTCAGAAGCCTTAAGTTATTAAATGAATAAATATTATCTTTATTTTCGTTACCTCTTTCGCCATAAATTTTATGTAGCGCGTGAGTGTTTTAAGTTCGGCCTTTATTGGCGCGGTCTTAAACATGATTGGTCCAAATTCCTACCATGCGAACTGTTCCCTTACGTGGAATCCTTTTATGGAATTGGAACTTATTCGGACTCCTATGAACAAGCCTATATTAGATATTTGTCGCGTGAACACTCCTATACTTTGCCTTTTGAGAAAACCAAGGCCGGGGTTAAAGTAGCATTTAATCGGGCTTGGTTACACCATCAACATTTGAATTCCCACCACTGGCAACATTGGATTCTTCGAGAGGATTCCGGGGATACAAAGATTCTCGAAATGTCAATAAATGACGCCAAGGAAATGTATTGTGATTGGGTCGGGGCTGGGCTCGCAATCACCGGGAAGTTGGATATAGAGACTTGGTATGGGAAGAATAAAGAGAAGATCCTGCTTCATCCGAACACACGTAAATTCGTAGAGCAATTAATCTATAAAAACTAATATGATCGGTGGAACAATCATTCAGACGGAAGAAATACCTAAGTCCGGAAAGCTCCGGCTGGACATCGTAACGGATCAATACAAAGACAAGCACTCCGTCTTTGTTGAATTGAACGATGCCGCCCGCTGCATTCAGGAAGATGACTCTGCCTTCTGGCACGAAGATCGAGACGGCGGTACTGTCTTTTGGTCGCCCAAACTTCGGACGTTCCATGACTATCCACTGAAGAAGATCGGGAAGAGCTTTCAGACGGAGAAGGCGGATAAGAAGGAGCTGGTCGGAAAATGAAACTCTACGTAGTCCGAAACAAACAGGGAAAGTTTTTCCGAGCGGTCGGAATGGGCGGATATGGCAAGAATTGGGAAGACTCTTTAGATAAGGCCAAATTCTATGCCAAGATCGGGCAGGCCAAGTCTCGTGTCACTTATTTCTTCAAGTCCGATCCGTCTTTTGGTTGCCCGGATATTCTTGAATTCGAATTGGACATTCAGAGGGCGAAGGTTTTGGACATGGCGGAATTGACCACGAAATCCATCCAAAAGATTGAAAAGAAGAAAATCAACCGGGAGCTGTATTGGCGGGAACAGGAGAAAAAGTGCTTGACAGAAGAGCAAGAAAGAATCAGACTTAGACTGAAGTCTCTATGAGTTCCGACCACATACCGACCGACGCCGAGAAGATTAAAATGTATGAAAATTTCCTACATCGTATCAGTCTGTATTGCACTTGCGGGAATAATGATGCAATCCGTAAGTTAGTTCAGAATGCGGACAGTTGGAGTTTTGCGCACCGCCAAGGGAACGGAGAACTTTCTGATGAGGAGCAGGAGCAGATTGTGTCGGTAAGGTTTTGGAGCCTTTGTCAAACAGAAGATTGAGTGCAAACAGGTTTTGCTTTGCACATATTTCCGTGGTATCTATTGTAGTTCCCCATATTTGTTAAAACTTTCGCGCAATGCGGGCACGTAATTTCTGGTGCGTTTTCCCAATATTTTTTCATTTCTATAGAGTGGGCTTTTTTGAATTCTTCTGTTTTGGAATAGTTGTCAACTCCATATTTAGCCATATTTCCATCTTTTCTTTTTTGTTCGCATTCTTTTGTTTGAGAATAGTATTCTACGCCATATTTTTTCAAATTTTCTTGTCTAATCTTTTCCTTTGTTTTGGGATTATTCATCGAGCAGGAAACTCCATATTTTTCTAATGATTTTTTTCTTATAGACTCTTTTACATTTTCCAATTGAGAAGAGTGCTCGACTCCATATTTTTCCAACATTGTTTTTCTTTGTTTTTCCATATTATTGAAGTTCTCAGAGCCGTATTTTTTCTTTTTCGTAGCTTTCACAAGATACTCCCACTCTTCTCTTTGAGAAGAATACTCAACTCCATATTTTTTTAGCATTGTTTTTCTTAGACTTTCTTTCATTTTCCTGATAGATTCTTCATCGTGCTGAATACATATATTGTCAGATTGATTTATCCACTTAGGATTTTTTGCCGCTCCAAGTCTTTTTAATACTTTATGTTCCCACTCCCTTGCACTTTTAGCATCTTTAAAAGTTCTTCTTATTTGGATAATATCGGGATTTCCATGCTCTAAAATTATTTTTTTCACTCTTTTGCTACTGGTGAAATATGTTTTAAATAAGTCGTTTGGCTCGCAATTTTTACTAAATCTTACGCCATAATAGTAACGATTTAACTTGGCCCAGCCGATAAGGTAAGTATAAGGAGTCATACAAAGGTAGATTACACTAATAGGGTCAGAAATGGTAAATTTATTTGAAAAAGTCTTGACATTGCAGGAAAATATCTTAAATTTGCTTTTAAATAAAAACAACAAAGGGTGGGAAACGGGGAATACTCCGACGAGGAACAAGATCAGATTGTGGCGGCGAAATTTTGGAAACTTTTGGATACCGACCAAACATGAAAAATAAATTCCCTGCTGACTTTGAAAGTTTGGAAGATCTGAAAGAATGGATTGCCAAAAACCACCCGGGAAAGATCGAACGGGCTTTTGATAAAGTTCAATTCGGTAATCCTATTGTTGCGAAAGGTTTGGCCGAAGGGCTAACTTTGGAGGAGATTATCGTTGAGCTGGACCGAGAGAATAAGAGGCTTCAAGACCTGTATTTCCGTTTGGTTGAACGGCAAGGCCCGGCTCCGTTGTTTTTCAGATATTTTGAGGATTAATATACTATGAATAAAATATATGCCGGAATTGGTTCTCGCGAAGTTACGCACGAAAAAATGCCTGAAATGCATAGTCTTTTCGTTAAGATCGGAAAGTTCTTGGCTGAAAAAGGTTACGTTTTAAGGTCGGGCGCGGCAGAGGGGAGTGATGCGGCCTTTGAGGCTGGCTGTGATTCGGTGAAAGGCCAGAAAGAAATTTATGTTCCTTGGCGCGGATTTAATAATTGTTATCATGGAATAGATTGGACGCAGGCGGGCTGGAAAATGGCAGAGCAATTCCATCCGAATTGGGAAAACTTAAAACTCGGGGGAAGACAGATGATGGCTCGGAATTCTCACCAAATTCTGGGTTTGGATTTAAAGTCGCCGGTTGATTTCGTTTGCTGTTGGACGGAGGGTGGTTTGATGAAAGGGGGAACGGCGCAGGCTTTGCGGATTGCCGAGGCAAATAAGGTAAAGATATTCAATTTTGGAGAAGAAAAGACTCTTGACAAGTTTCGGAAATGGTGTAAAAAGAATGCGTGAAAAAGACTTTCCGAAATTCCCTGATAGCTATTTGCATCACCCTTTGTTTAGTTATTGGCGTATGGGGAAGGTTCGCCTACTTCCATTCTACTGAGATGGAGACTTTATTTTACGGGTGGAGATATTGGACGGCATCATCATTTTTCGGAATTTCAGCCTTATGGCTAATTCACTCTGATCAAAATAAGAGAAATAAACTATGAATAACCGCACGATTAAATTCCGTGTTTGGAACAAAAAGACAAAAGAGTGGGTTCACGGGCCGCACAAAGAGCCCTGTTTGGACGGAGTGAATCTCTTCGGGGAAACCATTCTTCTCGGCGCGTTTATGCCGGTCAGACTGGAAGAGCTAAATGAGTGTATTGCCGTTCAATATACAGGACTGAAAGATATTAACGGGGAAGAATTGTTTGAAGGGGATATTTGCAAGTATGAGGAAGGGGAAGATGCAGAACTTTTTTCCGCTGCTGTCATCGACTTCTTTTGGGGCTCCTTCCGTCTGAACGGAGATTACATTGATAGCTTCATTGAGAATGAACATGCGGCGGCGAAAGGCTCGACCTCGCTTGAAAAGATTGGGAATGCGTTTGAGAATCCAGAATTGATGAAATTTTAATTTTATGAAATCAAGAGAAATAAAACCCGGAACAGTCTTCCGTATAATTGACCGAGGCACCGGAAAAGCGCAAGGCTCTTACAGTCGCGCCTGTTGTGATGAATATGATTTTGAATCCGCCCAAGAAGCCCGATATGCCAATTGTCACGGTATCTTTCAGTACAAGTCAAAATATAAAATAGCTAAATATCAGGTTATATATAAATTGGTAGAAGACGATGTAGACACAGATCAAAAAACAAAACTATGATTCCGGCACTGACAAATTACACAAAGAACGGCTTTTATTATCAATTAGTCGAACGGCAAGGCGATTGGGCGATCTTCCGGCAATCAAGTAAGAAGGATTCAACAACCCCTCTTGACGTGGGTATGGCGTGGGAAGTATTCAAGATTAAGGTCAGTAAGGGCGGCGACATGAAGGTTAAAGACAAAGATGGGAATCCTCTGATAATTCATTGCGAGCCAAAGGAATGCCCGCCGGGGGATGAAATGTTCGGTTCGAACGGGTGGTCCTGCCATACTCTGGCGCGCGCCCGCGAGAAAATGGCTGAACGAATGGCAGCGGAACAGGAGCGGGAAGAAGAGAAGAATAGAAGGAGCAAGACTGAATAACAAAAACTGATAGTCAGTATAAGAATATCTAATATGCGTGAACCAAAAAAGGGTGAAATTGTCAGACTGAAAAACGATCCGAACAAAACCTACAAGGTCTTGGATTATTGCCTAGGTCTTGTCAGTCTGAGAGAGAATGTCCTTCGATCCCGGAACAAGACAGAAGTCAGCCTGAGTGAAATAGAATACACGGAGGCGGAGAAGGTCTGTTTGACGATGCCGGAGAAGAAAGCGATCCTTCGAAGGTTAGTCGAAGAGAAGACACTTAAGGAGAATTTTCAGAGGGAGATGATTCTTCTGTGCAAGATGTGGAAACGCCTGCCACACAGAGAGTTCTGGCTGGAAGGTTTCTGCCCAGCTCTGAAGGTTAATTCAATGACTTACTGGTTTAATCGGCAGGAAGTTGAGGATTTGTATAAGAAATGGGCAGTAAATCTTGAAAGCAAACGGGAGGAGATTGTTTTAGAAAAAGAGAAGATTGGGAAGGATATTATCGTTCAGAAGCGAGCAAGGAACCTTTTAGAATTGTTGAAATAAATTTATGGAAAACTTAAATCAGTCAGAAATTAAACCATTTATCATGCCCGAACATGATTGTTTTTGGTGTGGAGAGAAAACCCGGTCGATGCATTGGGCCTGTGAACGATGCGGGCCGCTGAAAGAAGAGGGATATGCGCGGGCGCGGGAAGCGGGAGAGAATAATTATGGACAAGTCATCAATCGCGTTTTTGACGTTTTAAAAGAAAATGGTGTCGGGATTGACTTGACAAAAACAACAAAACAAAACACTATGAAACCCATGCCCACTCAAACTAAACTCGCCCGGAATCCAGACGCAATCTACAGAAAGAAAAGTAAAGCCGCTTATCAGAAGACTAAGCAGGTGTCGGATCTTTTCTGGAAAAGAAAGTTAATGCAGGTCTTGGAAGTTTTTCACGATCAAGAATTGCACTGGCATAAAGAGTTGTGGTCGGATTACGGTATTTCCGATGCCGAAGCGCGCGTGATTGAAAAGGCGTTCTCTGTCCAGAAGGCTTGGCGGGCTCGCGGACGGAATGATAAGGTCGGAGAGGTAGATTGAAAAGAAGGACAAACAATATGGAGAAGTCAAAATATAATTCAAAAAACGAGTCTGGCGAGGATTTATATACCCTAAGCACACATCTTTTTGTTGCAGAGGGGGCGGTGAACGTAAGTAAGAATGTAAACAAGATTGAATGGCGGGCAGGCGAGGACGAGGAATACATGAAGTTTTGCCGCGAGCAATACGGAAGAGAGGAAAAGCCGGAACCTTTTCAAATTCAACCGCTTCGCTTTGAAGGGACTCCCGCTAATTTGCTCAATAGTCTTTTTGTGAATGCGGCATTTATTCTGGCGACGGCGGAGGCAAATAAAAACGGCGAAGACGTGACGGAAATTTTCGAGAAACTAAAAACAGATTTTTTACACAAACTAACTAATAATCAATAATTTATAAAATATCATGGCACGACCAAAAAAAGATACGGGGAATGATGGGGAAGAGAATGTTTCGGGCTCCGAGTCCAAAAACGTTCTGAACGTCCTATTTAAGGCAAATAAGACGGACCACTATAACTTTGAAGACGAAATTCATTATACGGTTCCCTCCTCCAGTATGATTCTAAATGCTCGTTTGAAAGGCGGTATTCCTCCGGGCGTTATCCGGCTGACGGGCGCGACTTCCGGAGGAAAATCGAGTGTTGCTCTCGACTTTATGAAAAACTTTCTCAAAGAGTCTTCTGACAAGGAGTTGCGCCGAGGGGTTTATTTTCGTTGCGAGGGTCGCTTATCCCCTGAAATCAAAGCTCGCTCTGGTGTAAAGTTTGTTAATTCTATTGATGAATGGGAGAACGGAACATGTCTCATTGTCGATAGTAACGTATTTGAATTTGTTTTTGATATCGTTCGCCAGCTTATTGTCAAAAACGAGGAAAAATACAAGTTCATATTCTGTATTGATAGCGTAGATATGATGGCAAAGCGGGCCGATCTTGAAAAGACTTTGGACGAGGCGGCGACTGTTGCCGGTGGCGCTCTTATTACCAGTGTATTCCTTAAGAAAGTGTCCACGGCACTAACTAAGCGTGGGCATATCGCTATTTTTATCTCTCAGGTGCGGGAAACGGTTAATATCAACCCTTACGCCAAGACCCCTCCAAAACAGGGTGGTGCATCAGGTGGGCACGCTCTTGAACATGCGGCCCAGACAGTGCTGGAATTTTTACCTCGTTATAATGATGATATTATCCGAGAGAATGACGAAAAGAATGGGCGACCTATCGGGCATTATGCCAAGTGCAAGATCGTTAAGGATAACTCTGAGGGATATTTGACAGAAGTTCGTTATCCCATTATCTATGGCCGGACCAATGGTTCTTCTGTATGGCGCGAACGAGAGGTCTTGGATCTTCTTCAGATGTTTAACCTGATTACCCGAGCTGGAGCTTGGTATTATCTTGATGATGCTGTTAAGAAGGAGCTATCTGAAAAGAACCTCCCCTTTGATGAAAAGTATCAGGGTATTGGCGGTGTAAACGCTTGGCTAGAGCAGAACCCAGAGGTCGTCAACCATTTCGCCTCCAAATTTTAATGAAGTGGTTTATTAAATCTGGCAAGTCCGTTAATCTGAATCCCTCAAGGTATAAAATTGATTGGAAAAGGAAGGTTAGCGGACCCCAGCTTGCCGTTAAAAATTTTCTTTTCAAATACTGGAAACATGATTTGGTTTTAGAGGAGATGGTCATCCCTAAGACGGGTGGCAAGCGATTTGATTTGGTTAATCTTACGACCAAGACTATTATTGAGGTTAGTCCAATATCGGTTCACCTCAAATACAATGAGTTCATGCACGGATCGGAAGATGGATATCTAAAAAAGTTAAAGTCAGATTATGACAAAATGCTCGTGGCCGAATTAAACAAATTTAAGTTTATCGAATTACACGACAACGAGATAAATAATCTTTCAAAAGAAATGCTTAAGGAGAAGTTCGGACTTGACCTCTAAGAAGCCTATAAAAATGGGGATAGACGATCACGTCAGAGCGATAGCTTTGATCAAAGCAGGCTGGTTATGTCAGGGTATCGCCGCCGAGTTTGATTGTTCTTGGCCTGTCATTTCTAGAATCGCGGCCAAATATGATTTGAAATTTTCACAATATAAAAAAGAATTTTCTTACAGACAAGAACAAGAAATTGTAAGAGATTATTTGGACGGGGAATCACTTGAATCACTTTTCTCTAAGAATAAAACGGGGACAGAAAACATTAAAAGGGTTCTGGAAAAATACGAAATTCCGCTAAGAGATAATAAGATAAGCGAAGAAAAAAAGAACGAAGTCCAATATCTATATGAGGAAACGGATTTAGATATAACAAACATAGAAAAACAGACGAAAGTTGGATATACCTCTATTTTAAAATTAGCAAAAAAAAGAGGATGGGCAAGAAAAATCTGGAAAAGAAAATTCTTCAAAGATGTTTGGGCCTTTGATCTTACTAAAGAAGAGGTTGAAAAGAAGTTAAACGAAGTAAGAAAAAAGCAATCGGAAAATTCTTCTGGTGAGAACAACCCGATGTATGGAAAACCCACTCCGAACGGGGCGGGCAACGGATGGAAGGGCCGATACAAGGGACGATATTTTAGGAGCCTCCAAGAAGCATCGTTCATGATAGAAAAAGATGATGCTGGGATTGCTTTTGAAAACGGGGAAACTATGACGATCCCTTACGAATTTATGGGCCGGAAGAGAACCTACCGACCAGACTTTATTATCGGTGATACTGTTTATGAATTGAAGCCGAAAAAATTAATGAAGTCTGCTGTTATTTTGGCGAAAAAAGAAGCGGCAGAAAAATATTTGGCAGACAAGGGAATGAAATATGTATTGATGGAGCAAAAATACGATTTCAACAAGATAAAGGTTGCGGTGGCTCTCAAACATATTATCCTTGCCGCAGATTACATGGATCGTCTTCTTTACAGAATCTTTACGGAGGGTGGTATGCTTGTAGATACAACTTATGAAACTTTTAAAAAAGCAAGGGAAAGCAGAAGGAATGAAAAATGATTAATTTCGGCCCCGACTTCAAACACAAGCAGCCTCTTTCCGCGTCGAAAATCAAAACGCTAACCCATTGTAGCGCTCGCTATTACGCAAGTTACATTCTGAAGCTTCCCGACAAGGGCAATTCGGGCAGTCAGAAGGGCGATGTCACGCATCGAATCCTAGAATTACTCTGCCAGAAACGCCGGAAGCCCCTTGTTGACCGTATCCGCGCATTTCAGTCTTGTCGCCCCGTCCGACAGATTTGGTATCTTGTAAAGAAGTATTCCGCCGAGCATAAAATTTTTGATGAAGCGGAATATGATATGATTAACAAGTTTATTCTGACCGCCCTGAATACAGAATTTTTCGGCCCCGATGGTGACGTTGAAATCATAATTGAAAAGCCGTTTGATTTTGAAGTAATCCGAGAAGGCGTTTCCTACCGAGCTAGGGGTTTTATTGACAAGCTAATCTTCACCTCCCTCCCCAATCGTAAAAAAAGTGTAAAAATAGTAGATTATAAGTCTTCAAAAAAGAAATTTTCGAAACAGGAGGTCGATGACAACATCCAATCCCAGCTCTATGAGCGTGCGGTTCGATATATGTATCCCGATTGCGAAGTCACAACTATTGATTTCCTGTTCTTGGCCTTCCCGCAAAATCCAAAAATGGAGTTCCCTGTATTGGGCGAGGATGTAATGAATGGACTGGAAACTTATCTTACGCATGTTCAGCAAATCGTGGATAATTTTTCAGAGAAGAATGTTGGGGATAATCTTGGGATTCAGAAATACGAAACGAAAGGCTTGTGCGGCCCGGCTAAGAGCGGCTGGATCTGTCCAAGCCAACGTCCGTTTGATTACTGGGTAATAACAACTTCTGAAAATCCCTCTGAGATTGTCCTGTCCGCCTTCACCGAAGATGAACTAACCCCCAAACTCAAATCGGGCCAAAAGATTGAAAAACGCTCGTATGGCGGCTGTATTTGGTTCTACCGAGAGGATGGAACGCCCCGAACTCTGAAACAGGATTACTAATCAATCAAACCCGCCACATGAAAACTATATTTTATCAAGAAGCTGAGTTAATTCTGAATACCCGTCTAGACCGCCGAATGAAATGCTTTCATGAGGATACCCAAGATGCCTTCCAGACATTTGGCGGCGGTCCAATTTATACCTACGGGGAATGGACTCAAGAATGTTCAGGCTGCACGGAATCTTATATGGGCCAGTATTATACCGGCCAGCCCGGCAAAGGCATAGGTTGTTCTGAGTGCGGGTATACTGGAAAGCGCCGACAGGGTTGGTGGGCTCCGGTTTGTGTTAAGGCAAAAGAACGCCCCAATCTTCCCCTGATTGTCCCATCGGTGTAATCCCCTGTAAATACACTTTGTCATGAAAAAACATAAAAATAAGAACCGAGAAAACAAACAGAAAGACAAAGCGAAAGCCATGAAGGCCCGCAAGGCCAAATTCTTCCCTATCCCCTTCGTTGATCTGACCAAACTCCGTTCCCCAATTAGCAGATTTGAGTAAGTTTAATTCCGTCCTTCATTCTGCCTTGACAAGTCCACCAAAAGACAAATCATCCAAACAATCAATAAGCCATCCGGCCTTTCATCCTTTATGAGTCAAAAACAAACCCAGACAAATCAGTCGGCAGAGCATTATATTAGAGAGTTTGCGAAAAATAATTCAGCCTCAGAGACTCGAAAGGAGATTGGAAAATTCTTCGGTTTGAAGAAGACGGCTAGAAATAATAAGTTCCGCAAGATGTTCGGGCGGATTGATTGGGGCTCAGAAGGTTGCGTTTCGTGCTCGGGAGAGGTTCAGATTGGTGGGGGCGAGGATAAGATTTATACAATGGAAGATAAAACAAATAGCATGTCCGAACTTACACTTCAAGAGAGTAAAGAATTGTTAAAATTTGAACTAGTTGAATCACATAAAACCTTTGAAGATTATTGTAAGGAGCGGTGGGGGATTAGCCGGGGAGAGGCTTACCGCCAAATTGGAGCGGCCTCCGTGGTTGAAGACTTAGCGAAGGGGCAAAATATCATCCTTCCGACCGCTATTTCACAAACCCGCGCTTTGCAAAAATTGAAAACTCCCGAAGAGCGCCGGAAAGCATGGGAGAAGGCGGGTAAAATTTCTAATGGGGCTGTTACGGCTGAAGTTGTCGAAAAGGTGGTGGAGGGGGTTCTGAAAAACGAAGGAAAACCCGCAAGTGGCTCTGGGGTAAAGGGTTCGGCGGCTCCGAAAGTTGATATTAAAGGAGATAAGGCGACGGTGGAAACGAAAGGAACGGAAGGTATTGAGACACTTCAAGATTTAGTCGCTTACTGCAATATTGATTTGGATGTATGGGAATGCACTTCTTTCCGCCATTCAACTTGGGATGGGAAAATTGGCGTTAGGGCCGAATTTGTTCGCATTAAGGGTAAGCAGGAGTTCGCGGACATTTTGAAGACTTTTATTGAGAAAGCCGCCGCTCACTCTCCACAAGAATTCATTTACAAGAAACCAAATGCTGAGGCCGACTCTTTTTATATTTTGTCAATTGTTGACCCACATTTTGGAAAACTTGCAGAATCACAAAGCACTGGGTATGAGGACTATAAGATTGAAATTGCAAAGGATTATTATCGGAAAACCGTTGATGATTTGCTGAATGGTGCTGACTTAAATCGAGTGAAGAAGATTGGTCTTATTGTAGCCAGTGACGCAATCCATATTGAAAACGAAAGAATGGAAACCTCTAGTGGAACACGAATTGATGGTGATTCTCGTTGGCACAAAATTTTTGATGATACCTGTTCTTTAATGGTTGAGACCGTGGAGCGTCTTGCGGCCCAGTTCGAGGTTGAGGTTATCGTCATTCCGGGCAATCATAGTCGCCTAACGGAATACGCAATGGGGGCATATATTAAGAGTTATTTCCGAAAGCATGAAAACGTAAGCGTCGATAACCGCCCACTTCCCCGAAAATACTTCTCATATGGAAAGACTTTAGTGGGAATATGTCACGGTGACGGCGTGCGGAAGTTAGAAGATCTAGGGGCCGTTCTTTTCCGAGAGAATTTAGAAACCCTTTCTAATCATAAGCATTTTTATTATCTAAGTGGCCATCGCCATCGCTTCGGTTCCGTAATTGATGATCGCGGGGTTCGCATCTTTGTATCTGGCGCTATTTGCCCCCCTGATAAATGGCACAGCGAGGGAAATATGACCGGGGCCGTTCAGTCAGCGGAGGGCTATATGTTTAGCGCGGAAAATGGACTTTCCCAAATCGTATTTAGTAAACCGCTTAACAAAAAATAATAATCTTATGTCTAAACTAGTAATTATCACATCAAAAATCGAAGATTCCGCGCGGAATTATTTTGCAGATTGCCCCGTTGAAGTCGGGAGCACGCATGTAGTTCTTCCTATCGGGTTTTTATCAAAATTTATTGAAAGTCAGGAATTGGATAAAGAGATCGAAATTCGTTACATCAATCCAAACCCAGCGGATAAAGTCAATGCCTGTCTGACGGAAATTAAAAACGCTCTCGGGGGCTCGTCCGAAGAAATCGAAAAAATCACAGCCGCAATTAACAAATTTGCCAGCGAGGTTTTGGAGAGTAACAAAATTCTAGAGGGTTTTTCAGGCATTCGGGCCAAGTTCTTTGTCACCGAGAAGGAATTGGAAGAAGCCATCCGGCGAGTCGGTTCATCTGCCGAAGAGGCCGGGGTTAGCTTTGACGAACTAATTTCCCTCGTGGAGGAGGCACAGAAGATTAGCGCTCGCGGCGGCGCAATCATCGGGAACGCCTTGAAAACAATCTTCACCCGACTTCAGAGAGAAGATGTTCAGAAGGAATTATGTTGGCTCGGTATTAAGGTCGCCAAGGGGAATCGGACCGGGGCGGTTGAGATTTTAAAAGATCTGGCGATTAAGTTTGATTCTCTGGAAGAAAAAGACCAGCAGAATATTCTTGAATTGCTTGGCGGGGTATTTCAGATGAGTATCTTAAAGGCTATTCTGGTCGGTATTAAATCTTAAATTAATTTATGTCAAACACAAATCAAAACAAAGACAAACTCAGTCAAGCCAATCAAGGTATCGACAAAGCCCAAGACGAAGCCAAGGCAATTCAGTCCCAAGGCATTAAGTCATACCTATTTGAACGGAAAGTCAGTATGAAACTCGTCTGGTTCCTATCGAGCCTCGCAGGTGCATTCCTTGCGGGCGTTATTCTGGCTTGGTGATTCGGAGATTAGCACGAAACCGCTCGCTGGCTAATAACCTTCGGGCGGTTTTTCGTTGACAGATACCAAGAAAACAGCATCATGAAACAGTAAATCATATATGGCATCAAAATCCCTTTTTTCAGTTGAAATTGAACAGTCAATCCTTGCAATTCTCTTACAATACCCCGAATCCTATGTAGAAATCCCCTTCATCAACTCAAAAGATTTCTCTCGGCAGAACTCCCCGATCTTCGCCGTTATATCAAACATTGTTGAGAATAAGGGTCGCCCGGATGAAATTGTGGTAGCCGAAAAACTGAAATCCCTCGGGATTACATTGGAGGGGCTTGAGGTGGGTGATTTCTGCTCTGCATTGAAAATCCGCCCTGTCGATAAACGGAATATTTTGGATTTGGCTAAAGCCTTAAAGAAGAAAACTCTCATCCGAACCATCCACGAGAACGCAATCAAAGTTCAGAAGGAGGTTTTGGAAAATGAGGATAAATCGGCGAAGGAATTGGTTGGAATCGCGGATAAGTATTTGGGAGAATCTTTAATTAGCATTACCCAGAATGAGCGTGAGGCGAAGAACCTTCTGGAAGAACTTCCTTCCGTGATTGAAGAAATGGGCAATCCGGAAAATATCAGTGATTTTATCAACATGCCGTATAAAACATGGAATGATATTATCGGGCCACTTCGTCCGGGACAGATTTACATGTGGGCGGCTCGACAAGGATCAAAAAAATCTACTTTACTCCTTGATATTACGCGAGATATAGCAGCGGCCAATCCAGACAAGGAAGATATGGCTGTATTATTTTTAGATTCCGAGATGACAATTAATGACGCCATCGTTCGTTATGTTGCGGGAAATATTGGTTGTCCACCATTCTTGATGGATTCTAAGAAATGGAAATTTTCGAAAGAGTGGGCTCCCAAAATTAATGAGGAGGTTCGGCGCATTCAAAACTTAAAACATAAGAATATTTGGTTTGAACCCATCGGGAATATGGGAATGTCAGAGGTTGAGAAATTTGTCAAACGATGGAAATTGACTAAGTGCGGTCGTTCACGTTCTTCTGTTATCGTATATGATTATTTCAAGTTGAATAACAACGACAAGAAAGAGCTTAATTCAAAAGAGGGAGAGCACAGTCAGTCCTACCAGAAGATCGAAATAATTAAAGATCTTTGTGACTGGACAACCTCCCCGCTTCTTTCTGCTCTACAACAAAATCGTTCTGGTGATATTCTTAGTAAAGATGGTCCGGACGATTCCTCGGCATCGAATTCCCTCAGTGATAGGATCGGATGGTTGGTTGCAGTTCTGGCTATTCTTCGTGGGCGCACTCCTGATGAAATGCTGAATGATTCAACTCCGGAGATGAAAGCCCCGTCAAATAAAATGATTTTTCAGAAGACTCGCTACCTGTGGGAACATGGTCCAGCGTTTTTGAATTACATTAGGGTTGGCAAGGGTAAAGACGTTAAATATACCCCGAACTTCATGAATTTCGATATTACCAACTTCAAAGTGACCGATTGCGGCACGCAGGACCAATGGCTTATTAAGACGGGTCAGCAGGCCGTAAAAATCAATAAAGCAGTTAGCGAATCGAAACTTATTAAGGAGGCGGATAAGGGTGAAGAACCTGCATTTTGATGAATGTCATTGATTTAGATAAAATATTCTATCTCGGGATTCAAGCTATTGTTTTTAGCGACAATATTACAAATTTCAATAAATCTATTCACTTCTAACTCCTGCTTCATTCTATTAATATCCCAAATACATAATACAACATTGTCTTTCACATATCCCTTTCCTGAGTCAATTCTGTCTATACTCAAAACATTTTTATGGTTTGGTTTCCACGATAATAACTCACCGGAATAAAAACAAAAACCTTTCTGTTTTTTGAAGATTTGTAACATATACTCTAAATCTATATTAAAATCCCAATTCATTTTCAAACATCGACTCTTACCAAATTTAATTTTCTGTTTCAACATTTGCTCTAGTATTAATCTTTTGTTTTTATTTTCATTTTTTCGATCTAGAATTTTTTTATATTTATAAGTGATTTTAAGTTTTTCGCATCTATGGATAATGGAAATGTCACTTCGGATGAGAGTTTTGGAGATTTCATCAATATCAATATTATTATCGAGCATATCAATCAATAGGCGGTCTTCCTCTTCACACCAAGACCGGCCACCCTTGGGGTTTCTAAACCCATATTGCCGACATATATATTCCACGGTCTCTAGGGGCAACTCCGTTTTGATGCTTATAATCTTTTTTGTAAATTTTTTATTTTCTAACATGTTTTTAATGTCAGATAAAAGGCTATCGGAATATTTTCTGGAGGAAATAGAACTAGTCTGATATCCCTTGTCCGAGCCATTGAACTCTGATTTTCTGACTAGCCCGAGTTTTTTTGAGACACCCTCTGCTTCATAAGTGGTAAGCCCTAATTTAGACCCAATTTCTGACATTGGTAAATTCTCGAAAAATAAATTTCTAAATTTTAAAACAAATGAATCTTCAAATGTTACCCCTTTTTTGAATTTATATTTCTTTCTGATCCCTATTTTGCCCTTTCTTGCGTCTATGGCGGGGCGCGTAGTCCCCATCTCGACAGCAATTTCAAATACCCCCTTGCCTTTTTCGCACAGAGATATAAGTTTTTCATCCAGTTCCTTTGTCCACTTAATTTTTGGTAGATTTGATGTGTTTTTCATATTGTTCAGTAATCCCGTTTGAAATAATAGTAACAAGCTTAAGGCCGCTTAACTTAGCGATCTCTCTTAGCTTGGCGTCTGTTTCTGGCTTTAACTCCAAATTTAATCTTTTGATGCTCATACTACACCAGTTTACACCAAATCATTCAAGCGGAGAAAAATTATCTTGCTGTTCCTCGAAAATTTAGAAAAATCCCACGTAAATGAATAAGATTGATTTGGAAAAATTAGAAAACAAAGTAACCCAATCGGACGGTTCTTGGGTTTGTTTTTGTCCTGCGTGTGGAGAAGAGGGGCGTAATTTACGGTCTAAGAATCACTTGCGCGTTTGGCCCGACTTGCGTTTCAATTGTGTCGTTAGCACGGGGGACCGCCAGCACAACTCAAGAATTCTCCAATTAGTCGGAACCGAATCGGACGGAATACTGACTCATTATACCGCCCGAACTGAAGAGCCCAAAATTAAACAACCCGCGACTTGGCCGCTATCCATTCTCGACAAGCTGATTTTTGATTATTCCTATTTCGAATCCCGAGGAATCAGTGCGGAGACTCAAAAGCATTTCCGAATGGGCGTGGCGAGCAGTGGGCAGTTGAATGGCCGGGCGATTCTCCCTATTTTATCCCCGCAGAAAGATAAAATTATCGGGTTCACGGGCCGACTCATAAATTATACTAAATGGCACAAGGAAAACAAGATACCCAAATGGAAACATCTCAATCCGTCCGGCAGTTTCCTGCTTGTTGGTGATGAATTTTCTATTCGCGAATCCCGAACAATCCTCATAACGGAAGGCCCAGCAGACATTCTAGCACTATATGAAGCCGGAATACGGAATACAATCTGCTTATTCGGAACGACAATCAGTTCAAAGCAACTTGGTTTTCTAATTAAGAGCAATCCATTAAAAATTGTAATTGGATTGAATAACGAACCCGGAAATAAAAATATTGGCGGGATCGCTGCCGAAAAGCTCCGGAAGACTCTTTTGAATTATTTCTCGGAAGAAAGGATAATTATTGCGCTCCCGAAGGCTAAGGACTACAATGACTGGCTTTTGGAAAAAAATGGAAAATCAGAGCTTGACGAATACCGAAAAACATGGCTTCCTTGATTGTATGGAAAACGAACACCAGCCCAACATCCCAATTCTGAAAACCCACGTCTATTTTCAGAACCGCGTCTTCTTCGTTTCAACGATTGAACGAACATACGATACCTACGCAGGCTCCTCTCGGGGAAATGAGACTATGGCATGGGAGGTCGATCCTAAGACTCTGGCCAGAGGGGCTTGGTTGTATCAAGGCGGCGGGCCGAATGACCATTTTGATGTTTGCCGACAATTGGTTCTAAGTGGGGAAATTAAGGAAAAGGATGAATAAAGAAATAGAACTTTTCCCCGGACAGAAAGACAAGACAAAACCTCTGTTCAAAACAAAAAAAGAATATCGGGAGTGGTGTGATCATTTTTGTGAAAAAGTCGCCCCGCAATTAGAAGAACTGAGAATTAAAAGAATGAAATCCGAGCGGGAATCACTAATCAGAATTGTAGATTGAAAATAAAACCAACAGATATGATCGACCAAATACCAGAATCAATTCGGAAAATTATTAAGAATCTGAGGGGACAGGACGGCAGATGCACGAATTTACCGATCTTCTGCGTTCAGAAGAAAGAGCGGACTTACGGATTTGATCCCCATTGGTCCGACGAGTTCATTTGGATGGACAGAAGTGAAGAGGTATATGATGAAGACTTGCTTGCCGTTCTAAATAAAAAAGACGAAATGCATGACGATATTGACTACCGATTTTACAAATGCTATTACCGGGACACTTGGCTTTCCGTCCAACCATTCCTAACCGAAGTCGGCGCGCAAGCATACATTGACTGCAATGCACACAATCTTGGCGGGAAGGAGAACTGTCGGATCTATGTTGAGTCCGGCTGGCGGAATGCTGAATGGCAAGAAATTCGATCTTTCCTCTTGACTCTGGACGCTAAAGCAACAGACTGAACTCGCATAAACCCTCATTATGAAAACCTCCTACCAACCCACCCTTGAACTAACCCCCGAACAGAAAACCGCAATTCGTTTGCGTTATCCCAAGGTCGATCTTGATGAAATACCTTATGTCGGAACTCTGAGGTCTCTGGATTGCTCGTTCGATCACGAATTCGGCACGCAGAAAAAGATTGAGTTTGCCATTGATTGGTTGGAAGTAGGATTTGACACTCTGGAGGGCATTAATCCACATACGCATTTCACTCTGATTGATCGTTCGGTGGAGTTGAGTCAAGCCTTGTTTGTCTTAACGGAGAGCCAGAAGGAATTGGTGATTCGGAACCTAATGTTGACGACCGTTGATTAAATTTATGACAAAAAGTGACCTATGGGCGGAAATTAGTAAGAAGAATCCGGGTTTTAACTCCGAGGGGAATGTAACGCTGAGTGCAAAAGGTTTGCGGAAGATGTTTGATCTAGCCTATGGCAAGGGATTCGATCAAGGGAAAGCTGTCTCGGCGGCTTTGAACGATCTTGCAAAAAGCGCAAACGGATTTGACGCAGGCGGAATGAATGAAATGAATGCTTTCAAGGATATTTTCGGAGGGCTCGGAAAATGATTAAAGTTCAACAAGAGGGCTGCCCAGTTTACTTCAAGCAAACCGATGACGGGGTTTTGGTTTCGGCCCATACTGATTTGGGCGAATTTTATACTTCGATTCATCTGTATAACTGGTCCCCTGCCGAACTCCGATATGTCGCGGAGGCATTAGAAGAAGCACGGGCGAATGGCGGGCGACTCATAATGGAAATTAAATCTTAAAAAATCATGAAAGAACAAATTAAATATCCAATTACAGTTTATTCGGTCGATGAGACTCATTCTTACGGGGCCGACAAGCGGGGCGCGATATCGTCCATAGTCTTTGAATCAGAACCGGATAATTCAAAAAATCACCATTTTGATAGTCTTTATCATCGAATTAATGGTGATTATTTTTATGAGTGCTATTCTTATTATGACGGTATGACAGAAACGAAGTATTATCTCAATCCGAACAAGGCAAAGGCTCGGGCCAAAGAATTGACTGAAAAGGCATTGGCGGCGGCTAGGGAATGTGTGGAGAAACTTGAGAAACAATTAAAAGACATTGGGGGGTTTGGGGGATGAATAAGCAGAAAAACAAAATTCGGTCAGTCTTCTTTGTTGAGATCCGCCGACGAACAAAAAACGGTTCCGAGAATGAGTGTTTGCGACAGAATTTCGGCGGGTTTTCAACCATTCGGAAGGCCCAAAAATACATTCAGAAGGAAGGGCGGCAGATTGTTCGGGATTTTGCTCGCGGACATGCAAGAAAGGATTTGTTCTTTGCGGTTCTCCGCATGGAGGTTGATTGTCCCGGCTGGGAGTGGCCGATGGCGGAAATTGCTCTTGACCTGAACGGGAAAGAAACTTATTGGTTTCGGGCTAAAAAATGAAAAAACAAAATAAATCTATCCGTTCATCCAATTGGGCTCGCCGACTGAAAAGAAGTCTCGGGCAAGGATCGGCGTATGAGGAAGGAATACAGATTGCGGAAAAGCTGCTTTCGGGCGAAATTCCGTCCGTCTTCCTGAATCATAATGATGAGAATGGCGAATGGATGTGGTCAATTCAGCCTTTTGTTACTTTTGGGAATTTGGGAGAGTATTGGTTGGATGCCAAGAAAACCAAGAAAGAGGCCGAGCAGGTTTGCCGGGAGATGGGGTGGAAGATCAAAAAATGAAATCTGAACAATATTTCTCTATAAAAGAAGGCGACGTAGTAACATTTGATGTTTTAACTTGGGATGAGGGTTATGAATTTGGAGCGCCATGCCTAATGCTCTCACCGGTTATCCGAGAAAACAGCGATTCCCATGCGGAAGCAATGATTGAGGACATTTGCATTGATTTAGTCTGTCAAGACAAGATCGTCCAGAATAACGAATCCGATCAAATTGAATGGCGCGGTTGGAATCTCAAATATCTCAGGTGGAAATTTAACGAGGCTTTAGCCGGGAAGAAGTTCCCCAAAATGAATTATCAGGCGACCCGGAAAAAAGTTAAGTTTATCAAAGATAAAAGGGGAGAATTGATTTGGGAGGATATCTCGGAATGAAAAACGGAAGAAAACAAAATAAGACCATGACAGATAAGGAGCGGATTTTTGCCAATATCATCAATCAGCTATCATTCACCCAAATGCTCTGTCATGGTGGTGATGGCTACCGTTCTGAAACCTATCGGGACGGGCGGGGTCGAGAGTATGTCCATTTCGCCAATTCCGAAAAGCCAGTTGTTGGCGATTTGGTTCTGGCCAAGACAGGTTTTGTCTCTGAATGGAAAATCGGTTTCTATCACCAAGAGCTGTGTGATGGTGCGGTCATCCGAGAGATTGGAACGGGCCGACTCTGTAATTATACAAATGAGAGTTTCGTCCCGATTCGCGGGATGAGCAGAATTGATTTGCTGGAAGGCGAGGAATATCAATTCTATCGGAGGGTGCTGTTGGCGTTTGGCAAGGGTCGGGAATACAATTATAGATTCTCAAATATTGTTTTCCATGAGGGCGGCTTGGTTAGCGTTTTCGTTCGGGAAGCGTTTGGTGGATTCCGGAGAGATTGCGAATCTATTCCGTTTGAAATCAAGTTTGAGTGGAATAAAAAGATGACCGTTAAGAGAATTTTGGAGGTTCTGAGAGAGGGCGGGTATGGGACGAAAGAGTTTGAGACGAAGGAGATTGAAAAATGAAAGAAGAATACCGACTAGCCTATTTTGAATTAAAGAAAATCCTTGAAAATCCACTATCCACGGAAGAAGAATCTGATTTTGCTCAGGAAGCCATGGACAGATATTATAATACCTTTGACGGGTGGAAGTCGGCAGGGAGCTGTATCCAGAAGGGGGAGAAGGCAATTAAAGATGGCAACAGAGCCATTTTTCATTCCTCCCAGTTAAAACCGAATGATGGACAGTTGGAATACTGCATGAGGGATGAACTACTTGGGACTAATCATTTTGGAATTTAATGCAATTTTATGAAATTAACCGTATCAACAATAGTCGATCAGCGAACCGGACAAGACCAATACCAGTCCATTCAATACTCGAAAGTCATTGACGGCGGGGAAACAATTTACAAGATGCTGTGTTGGGCAACGAATGTCCATAAAAAGCACAGTATACACAAGCTGCCTGATGATTGGCTCGCCGACATTTGGGATATTCGGATTGGGAAGGTGGAGGATTGAGTGGGGACTGAAAACTTAATTAAATGATTGATAATAAAAATATTACAGCGATATGGTATTCTGATTCATCTCAACGCGCGATTAATGTGTGGTGGCCCGAGAAGGATTGCGCGCCTGATGGACCTCAGTCAATTGTCAGTCTGGCGAAAAAGGCAGGACTTAAGGAGGTGTATTTTGTGTCAACCCGTTTTTACGATATGATTGCGGCTTGGAAACTCTGCGAGGAGAACGACTTACAGTTGATTTTCGGGCTTGAAATGTGGGTGTGTAGCAATCCAGAAGACCATACCGAGGCGTCTATTGCGGACGAGTCCAAGGTAATTGTTTTTATGCGGAATGGTGACGGATATAAAGACCTGATAAAATTGTATTCTAAAGTTTATACGAACATAAAGAATAAATATTATAAATTCAGGGGCTCTTATAATATTCTGAAAGAGCACTGGACCGATAATCTTTTATTGTCCGTTCCATTCTTCGATTCGTTTCTGGCGAGGAATACTCTGAATTTCGGCAGTGCGATTGTTCCCGATTTTCCAACCCGCCCGATTTTCATGCAGGAGGTTAATTCTGGTCTTCCGTTTGAACCCCTTATTAATGAAGCTCTTATGAATTTTACAAAGGGGGAATACGAAATTATGAAAACTAAGACGATTTACTATCCGGATTATTCTGATAGTAAGGCATGGACGGTATTTAGAACCATTAAGGAGCGCAGTAGCTTTAATAAGCCCCAACTTGATTATTGCTGTTCAGAGAACTTTTGCCTGTCTGACTATTTGGAGGTAGCAAAATGATAGGATCAGACTTGCTTCGATATAAGAAAGATCAGCTTTTTGTATGCCCCGACATGGAGGCTAGTGGACTTAACCTTATTCATACGCTGCCATTTCAAATTGGTTATGTTACTTTTACTTTAGAAAAAAATCTAACCAAGCAGAGTCGTTATATTTGGTGGCCGCAGTTACGTATGAGTGCGGACGCTGCTCGAATTACCCGATTTGATTATAATTTTTATAAAGAAAGGGCAGAAGACCCGAAGAAAGTATTGGAAGAGTTTGAAGATATTCTCTACTCAAAATCTTATAAGTGTGTATCCCAGAACTGGTTAGGGTATGATTCCATGATTGTTAATGCTTGGCGGCGGGCACTCGGATTAAAACCCCGATACGATTACCTCTACCAACCCTTTAAAGTTTACGATACTTTATGTTTGTCGCGGGCGATTAAAAAGGGTATTAAACCTGACGCAAGTTCTTCAAATGCTTTTCTGGCATGGAGTTACAAAATGCAGAGTATACATCAGAAGGGTTTAAAATGTTCTCTAGGGGCCATGGGCAAAGAGTTGGGGGTAGAATTTGATGCTGGGAATCTGCACGAGGCACTATCCGATGTTTTATTGAATGTTGAGGTTTTCAGAAAGCAGATCTGGCAGTTGGAATTGGTTTGACAAGATAAAGGAAATCGGTTAATAAGTAGAATCATAAAATTATAAAGATGGAGAATATTTAGATGAGTGATATTTGGGATGGGGTTGAAATAAGTGTCAAGCAGGACGTTTCATCAGGAAGAGGTTCTTCTTGGTCTAAAGAAGATGAGAAATTCCTAAGAGATAACCATGATCTTCTTGGTAGAAAAGAATGCGCCAAAAAACTAGGGAGAACATTTTCGGCAGTTTGCTGTAAAGCTAAAAAGATGGGGTTAAACGTTGATACGAAAATAGATCAAGGGATTGTAGATTTTCTAAAAGAGAATTATTCCAAATTAGGTCCAGCTAAATGTGCCGAAATCTTGGGAATGCCTAAAAATAAAGTATATTCAATTGCTACATCCAGAAAAATACATGGTGGAAGAAACTTTGAATGGCATGACTATGAAATTCAATATTTGAAAGACAACGTTTATAAAAAGAGTCTATATGAGATATCTTCCTTCTTACAAAGAACACAAAGTAGTATAAAAAATAAACTTCACAAATTAGATATTTTAGAGGATAGAAAATGGAAAGATGAAGAAAATATTTTATTTAAAGAAATTTATAGTAAAAAAACTCTAGATGAATTGGTTGATATCTTTAAAAGGACAAAATCCTCCTTACAGGGTCATGCATTCAAATTAGGAATTACTGATAAGAATAAAAATTGGTCTGATGAGGATGATTCGTTACTTAAAAAAATTTACCCAACTAAAGAAACTGGTTTTTGTGCAATTTTACTAAAAACAACACAAAGAGCAGTTGCTTCTAGAGCGTTTACACTAGGATTAGAAAAAGGTAAAATTGTTTACGAGCAGGATGATATGAAATCATGCTCAAAATGTAAACAATATATACCAATTAATAGCTATTTATTCCAAAATTCTAAGAATTTATATTCAGCGGCCTGCAAAGAATGTCAAAATAAAAAAGCTAAAAATAGGGGAATTACTTTCCCCCCAGAACAAGAGACAGAAATAAAAAGATTATTCTCTCTGGGTATGGGATCACCCGAAATCGCCGAAACGACAAAATTTAGTGGTAGATCTAAAATATCTCAGTTTTTAAAACAAAATGGACTCAGAAGGACATCGGCTTTTCGCTTCAAACAGAAATTTAAAGACAGAGTTGGTAAAAAATTTAATTTGTTAACCGTTTTAGACAGACATGTTGATGATAAGGGAAGGACTTCGTATACTTGTTTATGCGATTGCGGGAACACAGCAGTGATCAAAGGAGACGGCGTTTTCTCTGGAAAAACCAGAAGTTGTGGTTGTCTTTTATCCAGAAAGGGTATTGATAACCCGAACTGGGGAGGTGCCGGGGAGATATCGGGTCAAGTATTTTCTTCAATTAGGGGTGGTGCGGCATCTAGAAATTTAGAATTTAATATAAGTGTCGAATATATTTGGGATTTATTTCTAAAACAAAATAGAAAATGTGCCATCTCTGGATTAGATTTATGTTTCGCTATAAATGACCAAGAAAAAACAGCCTCATTAGATAGAATTGATTCTAACCTTGGATATACCCAACAAAATATTCAATGGGTTCATAAATATGTGAATTTTCTCAAACGCGAAATACACGATATTGATTTTTTTACTATTGTAAAACATGTTTATGAGTTTAAAAAATTGAATGAATATAGCCCAAGCGATTTATTAGAAGCGTTTAAACAAAGCCCCTATTTTTCTAGATTTAATAATGAATAATTTCACTTCCAATTTCTCTAAATATACCATTGAAAATTATGGTTACATTCGCCTGCCCGAGATCCGAATTACCGATGAACAGAAGAAAAATCTAAATCTTCCCGATGATGTTTCCAATCTAGAATTTTGCCGCGCACTCGCTAGACAAGGCTGGAAAGAGCGCTGCAAACATGTTAAGAAAGAAGATTATCCTAAGTATAAAGAACGCATTGAATACGAACTCGAAATTCTAAACGAGTTGGGATTCATTGATTACATGTTACTTGTTTGGATGGTTATCAATAAAGCTCGTGAGTTAGGGGTTTTTATTGATTACGGGCGCGGATCAATCGGTGGCTGTTGTATTGCTTGGTTGTTGAAAATTACTGGGTTCCCCGTCGATCCAATTCGTCACGGCCTCTTCTTTGAACGCTTTGTAAGCAGGGCTCGTAATGGCAAGAAGATGATCGACGGTAAGTTGTTCTTAAAGGGTGACTTACTGGCCGACGCAGACGTTAACCTAGGTAATGGCAGGGATTTACTAGTTGCTTGGCTCAAGGAAATTTATCCTAATTGTGTATCTAAGATTTCCAATATCTCTACATTTACCACTAAGATTCTCCTCAAGGACGTTTACAAATCTTTAGAAGAAGTTAACGAGGATGAGGCCCGTCGTGTGGCTGATATGATTGAAGTCCGATTCGGGGTCGCTCAATCTATTGATGAAGCATATAAGGAAAGTAAGGAATTCAAACAGTGGGCGGATGAACACCCCGACACCGTTTCTGTTTGCAAAAGACTATGCGAAACCATGCGCGGCACATCCAGTCACGCTTCCGGTTATCTCGTATCCTTTTATGAATTAACTGATTTGATCCCAATTGAGATTAATAAAGAGGGTGATATTGTCAGCTCGTATGATATGAAAATCGTCAGCAATTTTGCGACGAAATTAGACCTTCTTTCCCTCACCACAAATGCAATTATTAAACGAGTCGCCGATATTATCCCCGAGAAGATTGATGAGATTAATCTAGATGATGATCCATTTATTTATGAGAAATTTCAGGATAGTAAACTCCTACCTTATGGTCTTTATCAAATTTCGGCTGATTGCGCATATGGAGTAACAGAAGCGATTAAACCTAAAAATGTTAATGAGTTGAGTGACATTAATGCGCTGGCCCGGCCCGGAAGTTTGAGTTATGTAAATTCCTACAAAAACAATAATGCGGAGGCTGTTCATAAAGTATTCGAACCCATTCTATCCCAAACCCGTAATGTTCCGCTTTATCAAGAGCAGTTAATGAAAATGTCGGTGGCCATTGGATTTACAAATGAGGAAGCAGAGGTGATTCGTAAAATTGTAGGTAAGAAGGACTTGCAAAAAGTAAAGGAATGGGAAAAGAAAATTTATGATAAGTGCGAGGAAAAGGGGTTTGATAAAACTGTAGCCGACGCGATTTGGAAGCTTCTAAACGAGTCAGCTTCGTATTCATTCAACAAGGCGCATTCTATCTCGACATCCTATCTATCCGCATTAACGGTATATTTGAAATATAAATATCCCTTGGAATGGTATTGGTCTTGTCTCGTTGGAACAAAAGATTTGGCTAACCCCTTAGAAGAAATTACTGCGATTCAAAAAGAACTAGAAATTTTCGGTATTAAACTACTCCCTCCAGATATTATTAAGAGTGAGTATGATTATACCATGGAGAATGGGGGTATTCGAACGGGATTAAGCAGTGTTCGAAATCTTTCGGATGCCAATCTAGAGCGGTTAAAGTCTTTCAGGGCGACTGTTACTAATAAATTCGATCTCTTCCTAAGTATTCAGAATGCAAAGTTACCGCTAGGTGTTGTATCCTCTCTTATTCTAAGTGGCGGGTTCGACAGTGTTTCTAATTCAGGAAGAAATAAAACGTTACTCGATTTCGAAATATGGAATGAGCTGACACCCAGAGAATTACCCATCATTAACAATCTCGGCTCTCGCTTCAATTTTGACTTAATTGAGATTCTGAAACGGGCCTCCACCGACCTGAAGGACGAAAAAGGCAAACCGCTGATTAAAGAATCCCGCCTGAATACCCTCCGAACCAAGACTAAACCGTATATTTTAAAGTTCAAATATAATGAACGCTTCAGCGACCTAACGACTTATTTGGCCGAAAATCATTACCTCGGCTTCTCCTACTCTCACACTCTGAAAGGCATTTACAGCAAACATATAAACAACCTTCTGAGCTTAAAAGAACTCCGAACCGCCCCGGACAGAAAGGAAAATTACATCTCCGTAGTTCAGATCGGAGAGGTCGAGAAGAGAACCAGTCGGAATAAAAAAGAGTATGTCCGGTATACTCTGAAAGACGATTCAGACAGTTTGACCGTTATGGATTTCCAACTTGACAATCGGGGCGGAAAGAAGTTTTCTGAAGATATGATTTGCGTCTTTCATGTCTCAAAAAAGAAAACTGAAACTGGGGATTTCTTATATTTTGTCTCTGACATCGTGGAGCAAGAAGTCCCGACCGTCTTGAAAACGAGTGTTGTGAGGAAAGAACTGGAAGACAAGCAAAGCAAGGAAAATAAATAAATCATGAGTGATAACCCGTTGTATAGTGATGTTAAAATTGATGGAAAGCCCTATCAGAAGGGCGACTACGCCAAATATGCCGTTTGGAACGATAAGGAAATTAAAGGTTTCTTTGGTGAGAACCGATGGCTTTCTAATTTTTGGCCCGTAAATATTTTTGGCTTTCCATCGGTTGAAAACGCATATATGGCGGCGAAGATCGTTCTGGGCGACAGAGAGTATTTTAAGACCTGTTCCCCGACCGAGGCTAAGAAGAATTGGAGGAAGTTCAAACTTAAAGACGCCGCCCCGTCTGATTGGGATGCGCGAAAATTTGATGTTATGAGTCGGTGTATTTTCGAGAAGTTTTTGGTAGATTTGGAATTACGCTCAAAATTGCTGAATACTAGAGACAAATATTTGGAGGAGTTAAATTTTTGGGGTGATACTTACTGGGGCGTAGATATTAAAAAGGGTGGGAAAAATAATCTTGGGAAAATACTTATGGGGGTCAGAGACTTCTGGAAGAATCAAAATAAGGTTTGACAACTATGAGCGAATGCGAATAACTTTCCGCCCGAGCGGAGCGAGTAAGGAAATATGAGAAATCCCAAAATAATTCACCACAGAGACGGAACGCGCACTCTCATTTATACTGTCTCCCGCCTGACAAAGCCTTGGGCCTTCAAAGGAGCAGAATCTGCCATTCGTGCTTTGGCTGGGGATGCCATCAGAAAGACGGATAAAATTAAGATCAAAGGGAGTAAGTCATGAAGAACCCGTATGTTTTAGGCCGAGAGGCCCAAGATAGGGACATTCCGGACAATCTGAACCCCTACTGGAATGCATGGGAAAGAAAACAGAGGTATTCTTGGTCTTCCGGGTGGTTCGACCGAGATATGAAAATTTGGCGGCAATTCGGCTTAAAGTTTGACGAGTATGAGAAAATACGGCAGAAGATTGTCAAATAACTTATGATTGTCAAAATCCGAAATACAAAACCGTCTTGGCAAAAGCATGTCGGGACTTGGGTTGAACTCTTTGAGGAAAATTCCGATTGGGACGGCTCGCCGGAATTTATTCGTGCATATGTTGTTAAAATAACGGAGAAAGGCGTGTGGTTTAGCAGGCAGGAAGACTGGGCGAATGATAATATCTACTGGGTCGCATTTAAGAAAATAAAGGGCTATTGGAAATACGAAGGGGACTCTTCCGTATGAAATTCATTCATAGAGGTTGCAGTATTGATGTTCACCGGGAGAAATCCCTCGGAGGTTGGTCGGAAGTGTATTGGTCACTATTTAGTCCGAACGGTTATGAAATCACCTCTGGTTTCGGCGGCGGGACAGTTCGAGAAATGGTCAGAGAAATGAGGGAAACCGCTGATGTTTTTCTTGACAAGTTCGAGGGAAATTCTCAGTCTTGGGATGTCTATCTAAGAGAAGGGTGAAAAATGAAAGAAAAGCTAAACAAAAAATACTTCGAACTCATCTGTCATATTGAAAAACACTTAACCGAAGAGGATTCCGAGAGTTTTGCCGCATTTCTCTCGGAAATCTCCGCCCTTGAGACTCCGACTTCAACCCCGCGCTCCACTGAAATTCCGAAGGAGGTCCGAATTGGTGATGAATTTGAGGAATTTAAGCGATTTTTGGAATTATCCGAGAAGATGAGAATACCGCCGCCAGATAGTGACAATACCGTCTATGGCCCGCCCCCGTTTGGTTTTGATCGTTAAAAAATAAAATTATGAATAAGAATAGAGAAATTAAATTACGAGTTTGGTGTGTTCTAAATGGAATCGGAAGATTTTATACCCTCGCATTGGAAGAATATGGATCGTTCAATTTCGACATTCTTGATGACAAGCCCGTCTTTCAGGAGTGGACCGGGTTGAAAGATCGGAAAGGCAAAGAAATTTATGAGGGCGATATCGTGAATACAAACGGCGGGAATCATGTAATCGAATGGCGCGGGGCGGGCTTTGCTTGCACTTGGAGCGATTACAATCTGGATTCCTGTTGGTTCATGGGTGGCGGGCCGGTTGTCGTCGGGAATATTTTTGAGAATGCGGAATTGGCAGACAGAGCACGGAAGGGGCCGACTAAATAATTTAAAATCATTCGTTATGAAATTAGAAGACCTACAAGAAATCTGTTGTTTTAAAAACCATTCTTTCTACCGTATTCCAGGCAGAAAAGATTTGACGTTTGTAAAACTCCCTGAAGGTGAGGATATATTAAGGGTTAAAATTTTTAATTATTTGAAGTCCGAAGGCTTTATGGATGGAATAGATAGGAAACTTTTTGGCGGGAGGGGGCATGTTTTAGGTTTTAAATTTGAAAAACTTTCCGAAGTCTGGAAATACGAAAAGGACAAGCGGGATGATTTTCCGACTATTTTATGAATTATAAAGAAGATAAGACGGAGATTAAGAGCATGAAAGAATATGTAGAACCGCTGGAAGTGAAAGTTACCAAAATCGGTAAGAAATGGCACTGCCGTCTTTTCAAGCTTGGAAAACTCTTTGATGAATCCTCTTGTGAACAGCGGTCGGATATCAGTCGTTGCTGCCGAGATATGCTCCGATGGTATGACAAAATGGGGAATGAACCCTATTCGAAATGGGCTGATTGGTCACGGCATAATAATGAAGAGGGCTATCGACAGAACTATATGGAAACAGGTAAAATTGTAAATCATATCAAATCATGAGCAGACTAAAAGAAATACAGAAATTGTTAGTTTCGGATGATTCTGTCTATCGGTTGGCGAAATACCTTTGTAACGATCCGGACAGCCGCCGATTGGAAGTTTTCGGGAATCAGGTCTGGTTAATTAATCAGAAGAAGGGGCGGTCGGGCGCGATCCGAACTTGCATTTGGTCCCCGCAATTTGACGAACCGAGTATCCCGGAATATGATTCTGAATTCGGAGAGGATTTAAGAGTATTTAAGAGATAAAATTATGAAAAAATATACCAAATATTTTACACCTAAAAAAATTGCCGCTGGATTTATTTTTGTCGGAGGTTTTATTTCGGCAATGCATTTCTGGCAGGTGAGAGTAGAACAGGTAGGTCTTCTTGATTATCTTATCGGACTGGTAATTTATGCCCTATGTTCTGGCGTTTCGAAAGCAATGTCGGAGGACAAGGATTGATTCCGGTATTCCAAAAAGTAGTCGATCCGGGTAAAGGTGATTGTTGGCGGTGCTGCATTGCGTCAATTTTAGAATTGAATGTGGATTGTGTTCCGAACTTCGTAGGTGAGTCCGACCACTCAAAAGGCATTCTAGCCGAAGATTTGGTTCGTAAGTGGCTGAAAGACAGAGGACTATTCCTTTTAGAGATATTCCTTTGGAATGATCGTCCTTGGGATCACGTTCTGAATTGGATTCACCTTGACGGCTCGTTCTGCATTATGTCCGTCCCTTCTCAGAAGTATCCAAAAGGCACCCATGCAGTCGTTGGGCAATTTCAGAAGGTCAAGGGCAGCACAGAGTTGGTAATCGTCCACGACCCCAACCCCGGAAACGCTCCGTATGGAGAGGTCAACCCGTCCCGCATTCAGTTCATTCTACCCTTCTTCCCCTCCGTACGGCCTGTCTTAACGAGAAATTCCCAAGATTGTCCTTGACCGCCCAACCAAAACTTCAGAACATTCCCCCATGCGCAAATCAGACAAACCACTACAAACCGAGCCCAAGAAGCTAGCCAAGCCCGTCCTGACCTGTTATTCGAACATCCTAGAGAACATCCTGAATCTGGAACTCACTGGCCTACTAACCCCGGAGCGTTTGGAGGAAGTCAAGAAAGTTCTGTCCGATGACGCCTTCATTCCAGCTCGTCTGGATGGTGGCCGGGAAATTCCGGGCTGGTTTGCCAATAAATACACGGGCAATCTATTCAATGAGTGGTGTTCGACCCAGAAGTCCTTTCGGAATAAAGAGGTTTTGAATCAGCTCCTAACTGAGGCCGAAATCATTGTAATTAATGGTTTGGCTAATGAAGTTTGGTCCGAGCAGAAAGACGCCGAACGCTTTCAGAAGGCGGAGAAGGTCTTGGCGGACAATTGGACGGGTCGAGTTTTCTGGAGTGATGAGTTTTACGAAGATGTCGATAGTTTTCTAGATCGGACGGAAGAAGAAAATACTCCCGACTTTATTTGGGCCGTGGACGAATCCGAGCCGGTTCTGCAACTTGATGCCGATTATATCGTGGAGAACGATACAGAGGACCGCGCCTATGAAGACTTTTCAATCTCCGATCTATCTGGATTTGAAGAGTTTCAGAATGCCGTTCAGAAGTTCAACGAGCAGAATAAGGATGTAATTGTTTTCCGTCCAAGCTATAAAGTCGCTATTCTCTTAAAATGAGCCACTTATTTATATACGCCCAGTTTGAGGACGGTTCCGTCTTCCATCTCAAAGACGCGAAAATTAGATACCATCCAAACCAAATTTTAGTAAATCATATCGGTGCAGACCCTTATGTTGGAATATCTAAATCGGACCGCCTAACCTTTCCTTTCCTATTGGACCCCAAATACAAATGCTTACCGGGGCAGGAGCAATATACGCTGACTTTTCAAAATCTACTTAATGGGAAATTTGTAGACGAGCCGTTTTATGTTGGCGATATTGAATTCCACCTAGTAAGCTATAGCGAGGATGGTTATAATGTGGCAGCAGGAAAGAAAAAATAATTCCGACATGCGAACTGTAAATATAGACGGGCATAATTTAGAAGTTCATACCTTTGACGATAAGACCCAGCCGAATCAAGATGTTCTCCGCTTGGGTAATTTAGGCCGCTTTAACGAGGTCGCTACGAATACCGACATTAAACTTGCACGAATTTGCGAGGTAAGTTCGACCCGCATCAAGACTTGGGAAGTCAGCCCTTGGTTGGTTGCCGCTTTTGAAGATCACAAACACTGGAATCGAAAAGCGACCGTCTCCAGTTTTTTAAACTCTGTCCAGAAGAATGCAAAGGCGTGGGCTCTGGCGAAAGACTTGTTTGTCATCCGCCTCCTATCTGACAAACCGGCGGAGAAAATTGATGGAGTTCGCGGGAAGAGTTCGGCGGGGATTTATTATGATGACTTAGGACTGTTTGAAGAGAAATAAAAAATAAAACACTATGGATTCAAAAACATATACAGAACGACTTGATGAAGAACTGGCTGAGATTTTCGCCGAATGCGATGATGAATGCGAGAATGGGAATTACCATCACCTGATCGGTCTGGCGGAAAGCATTTTTGATGAGGTTTGGCCTTATGTTCCGCTCGGTGATCGCATTACGGTCGCCAAGGCAATTTCAGAGAAGATTCAGAATTCATTCTAAAAACCCAATTTCATGTCCCATCAATCCCTACCGAACAGTTTAAATATCGCCGAACCCGCCCTTCTATCATCCCATAATCGAATAATTCAATCCTTCACTCAGAATAATATCCCCTTCGAAGCCGAATACAATCAGGAATTCGACCCGGATTTCAGCTCGACCGTCTTCTATACAATTCAGACCAATGACAAACGCTGCGGCTTCATCAGTTGTCCTAACGGGAGATTTGCCGGGGCGATCATCAAAGGAGAACGCATTCGATATTTGCAAAAAGAGGGGTTTGACATGGAGGAGTCGCTGGACTCTGAACCGGTCTTCGCAAAAGCCCCTTGTGTCATGGCGTTTGTTAGTATGTTGGCTGTTGACTTACTCGGGAAACTGGAGTTTGATTGCGACCTGATTGAGGAGTTTGATGAGACGACCAAAGATAGAAAAACGAAGAAAAAGAAAACTAAATAAAAATCCCTAAAATGAATAATCCTCTCAACATTGTCGAACCGAGCCTTCTGGCTCTCCATCAAAAAGTCGAGCAAACCCTCAATCTGAATGGCATTCAATTCACCGCTACGTATTACAGGGAGGAAGATCCCAAATTTAACTCTTCCGTTCGTTATCACACGGAAATCCCCTTTAGAGTTGGCTTCATCGTTTCGAACAAGGGGGAATTCGGTGGGGCTGTTGTGAAAAGCTATAAAGGAAATAAAGATGGTAGTTCCGAGCCCGTCTTTGCATCCGCTTCCTGTGTTATGGCCTTCGTCGGGATGTTTGCCATTGACAAAATTAAGGAATTGAAATTCGGAGATGAATTGATTAAAGAGTTTGACGCACTAAATAAAAATGACAAAAGCAAAAAATAATACAAGCAAGACAAAGGCCGCTAAGACAATTAAGCCTGCCAAGAAAGTTCGGATTTGGTGGTTAAAACGGGAAGGTTGCGGTTACTGGACTGATAATCCCCCTGACTGGATCGGGGAATTTCAGGCAATGGCGGATGGAGATGTCTTTACGATTGAGCGTAAGGAACTCAGCCAGAGGGAGTTCAACAAACTGGCGAAAAATTCTGGCGAGTTTGATGGTTGGTAAAACAATTTCTGAATTATGATTGACAAAATTAAACACACAAAGGCAGAATACATTGAATCCGGCTCATATCAGGGCGGCGAGGAAGAGGCTTGGGATATCGGAGTTCGTTCAGGGGATGATTGCGTAGTTATGAAAGAAGCTGAATTTCAGAAGATCGAACTGATTTTCCGGCTGATTGAGAACGATGATTCGGGCGATTTTGAATTTATTAAGCATCAGATTGGAAAGATTCTAACGGGGGAAAACGCGTGAAAATGGCCAAAGCCAACTTCTCAGAATGGCAAAATTTAATGGATTTTGCTAATGAATACGAGGAAATGACTCGTCCATTCAGCCTCAAGCCTCCGTCCGATGCCGAACTTGGCGCGCTGATCCGGAAATTCAACCCCCAGTTCTTCCGAACGGTTTTCGGTTATGCAACTCTGGTTGACAATTTCTGTGATTCCAAATCGGATACTCTAGCGGTTGAACCGAAATTAGCTAAACTAATGGAGGACAATCAATTTAAGATTGAGGGCGGGAATTATTTCAAGACAGAAGGGGATGCTGGCAATGAGTAAAGAACAGTGTAATAAATATCTGCATCCCCAAGGAAAAGACGGACCACGGGCTTGTCAGGTCTGCAATCTCGGTCCTTGCAAATTCCAGTCGTTCGGCGATCCGCCTCCTCTGGTTATTATAGTTGATTTCTTTAAACCCTCCGGCAAATGGTATGCGGGCGGGGAAGTCAAACTTAGTCCGGATACGTGGCCGCATTCACCTGACCTAAAACAGCAAATTGTCGATAATCAAAAGGCTTTGCAAGACGGTTGGCAAGGGAATTATATCGTGGTGACGGATTATAACCCTGACAAGTCCGACAGGTTCTTCAAGTCGGTCTATCAGCCGGAGGAGTTTATGTTTGTCAGTAAGACCAAAAGTAAAGAAAAGAAGACGGCGGCGGAATGGCTGAACGAGCCAGAATTTTCTGACTTGATTCTTCTTGACAATTGGCCGGTAAACACCGAATATAGCAGGGAGGAGTTCGAAGAGAAACTTCTGGCAAGCCGGGTTCAAGTTTCTAGTCAGAAGTTAAAACAAATGATTCAGTCTAAATAATTTCATTCATTCATATATGCCTAAGGTAAAAATTCTCGTTAAGAAAGTTGAAGGACTAAAACTACCCGTTAAGGCAAATGATCTCGATGCCGCCTATGATGTTTTCTCTACATCTGGACCGAAAATTATCGGGACGGAAGTCGGAGGTGGTATTTATTCCGAGATTGATTATATTGAATATGGGACGAATCTTTTTGTCGCTCCGCAAACAACCGAGGAGGAGTTTGATATGAGGGGTTATACTTATTTAGATATTAATGATTGGTGGTTACAAGGACTACCCCGTTCAAGTATCAGTAAATACAATTTAATTCTTGCGAACTCTTGTCCTACAATAGATTGTGGGTTTAGGGGAGAGATCCGGATTCGTATGAAATATATTGTGCAGCCATCAGATTTAGTTCTTCGACCTTATGCCTACGCTAATGAAACTCATTGGGAAGTTATGGGGGCGCGGGTCAATCTTGATAAATGCTACAAGGTCGGGGATCGCGTCTGCCAACTTCGCCCGGTGAAAAACATTGATATTGATTGGATTGAGGTTGACGAATTAGAGGAAACGGACAGAAATGAGGGCGGCTTCGGATCGTCTGGCGGGAATTCGGCAAAATAAAAAACATGAGCAAGACTCCAAAGGATAAATTTTCACCCGGACAATACTGGTTTGCAATCCAGAAGGAGGATGGGCAAGGCGTCCGCCATCAGATTGTTGAGCATAATAGGGAGGATGACCCGGAAAATCAGGGTGGGGTGCCGACTGAGCCCGAAATTATAACTTGGTCCGACCCGACTGCAAATGGAGGGCATACATGGAGGGGGCCGAAGGAAGAGTTTGAGAAGCGGTTTAAATGGATTGGGTTTGATAAGAAAACAGGAGATAAATAATTGATGAATAAAAAGTTGCACATTTTTCAAGACCTCGACGGGTGCCTAGCAGACTTCTGTAATGCCGCGATGAAAGCTCTCGGCGTGACAAAATATACAATCCCCCCGAATGAGCCAAATATGGAGAAGTGGCCGGGTGTAAATTGCACCACGAAAGAATTCTGGCTGGCAATTGATAAGACAGAGGAAGACTTCTGGGTCGGGATTGAGAAGTTCCCCCATTCGGACCCAATCATGAAAATGCTTCATACCTATGGGGACGTTTTTTTTCTCACGAGCCCATCGCGGAATCCGAAATGTCTGTCCGGGAAAGCCATGTGGATTAAAAAGCACTATCCCCGCATGGTCAGAAATGTAGTTTATACTCCTGCGAAATATCTTTGTGCCAATTCGCATTCTATACTTTTAGACGACACGAGCGCGAAAATAAAGAAGTTCGCCGAACATGGGGGTTGGACAATCATGTGGCCGCAACCTTATAATGAAGCATGGGCGGATTTTCAACCGTATAAGGGGAATTATCAGGAGTATATTCGGGTGAAGCTGGAAGAAATCAAAAGCAAGATTCAACAAGACTATCAGGCATGACTAATACTAATCCAACCACAATCAATGTTTTCTGTCTTTGGAAGAATAGCGAACCGCATATTCAGAGGACGTTATACCAGCTAGATAATCTTCTGGCTTTACCGAATTTTAAATTCAACCTGTTTTTAGTTTGGCATTGCGCCTAAGATCATCCCCTCCTAAATTTCTCCATCCCTTTACCTTTTTTATTTTGTCTTTTGAAAGCGCCCATATACTAGACGCTTCAACACCTATTTCTTCGGCAAATTTTTTCAGGCTGCTTCCTTCTCTTATTTCTCCTGACTCGAAAATAAATCGAAAAATAGCCCCCTTTTCTTTTGGCGGGTTATCCGGATTTGTCCAGCCCTTATATCGCGGTATCTTTCCGGTTGAAACTGCGTATAAACCGCTAGTGTCGAAATTTGGAAGATTTTCCCGACAAAATTTCCTTAAATTAGATCCTTCAATAATTTCCCCCGATGGGGATTTCAACCTAAAATTTTTAGCCAAATGATTTTGATTATAAAGCGTTTGTCTAATTTTTGTTTTTGTATCTTCCCTCACTTTTCGCCCCTTTGTTTTGTCTCCTATCCTTCTTCGCGTTTCTTCTGAAAAGATTCGGTTCCCTTTTCCGCCTGTGTCTAAATTATACCCCCTAGGGGACAGGCTCTTATATAGTGTTATGAAGGTTTGCTCTAAATGATTTAGTTTTTCGGGCGAGTCTGTTTCCCATATAATTTCTTTTTTTAGTCTATTTTTGCCACCATTTTTAATAATAGATTTTATAATCATACCACTCCCTACATACCAATGATCTTTTTGCGGCAATCTTTTGGTCATTCTTTGCCCAATGTAAATTTTACCGTTTTTAGTATCAGTCGTTTTATAGATGTAAAAATACTTTGGCGCGACATACTTTCTACTCATTTTACCCCCTCTACAATCAAAGCCCTTTTGATGACTTCTGCCATGCTGATTCCTTGCTCCTTAGCTTTCGCCTTTAAAGACTCCTTTTGGGAGTCTGTTAGAAAAACCTCGATTTTTTGCTTGCCTTTTAGTTTCATACATGTAAGGATACACGGGGAATGCAGGAAAGAGAAAACAGAAAAGACAATTTTATGACAAAAACAGTAATCAATACTTATTTACTCTGGAAAAATAGCGAGAATCATATTCAGCGGACTCTCTATCAGTTGGAAAATTTAATGAAATTGGAGGATTTTCAGTTCCAATTTTTCATGTACGGCAACGATCACGCGGACCTAACGAATGAAATTCTTGAACAGTGGAAGGCAAGCCATCCAGAAGTATTGATTGTCAATCAGTATGAGGAATTGGGTGCGCCTTCATTTGGTTCGGTTCAATCAACAATCAGAACCTCGCTTATTGCCCACTACCGGAATAAATGCAAGAGAATGGGTCTGAATTATGATTCTCGCGCGTCTCTTGTGATCGACACTGACATTGAATGGACGAGCGATGACTTTTTATCCCTGTATAACAATCTAGTCATTCTCCCTTTGTGTGTCGGAGTTATCTCTAGCACTATTCAGTCGAATATTCCGGACTGGACGGAAAACATAGATCCGTTCAGTCAATATGATTTATTTCCATTCAGAGATAAACTTGGCAATCCGGGATGTTATTTCAGTCGGACCCCGTTCTATCTGGAAGAGGACCGCCAGAAGTTTTTGGCCGGGGAGCCTGTGGAGATAGCGAGCGGATTCGGCTCAATGGCGCTATACGATTCTAAGACATATAATGATTGTCAGTATTCTGGTTCGTTCAATAGTGAGCATATCGCGCTATCTTATCAAATTCGTCAATTCGGAAAACTTTACGTTGACCCCAAGGCGGTCCCTTCGACCACGATAGATCTGTCATCTGTCAATCTGGATGCCTGCCGTCAAATCGGGGCCGACAATTTTAAGAGAATGAAGGAAGTCAATCGGCTTCACAATTGGGCTTTGGCGGAGAAGTATGAATTTGAATTTAGAGCGAAAAACGCTTGACTTGGGTTCGAAAACCTAGAAAATGAATTTCCGTTAGAGTATTAAACAACAAAAACAAAAAAATAAATATTATGTCTAAAATTAATGAAATGCAAAAACACGAAGAGCAAGAGTTTGTTCGCGGGCATGTAGATCAATCTCTTCGCATGCTAGCCTACGAATCTTTGTTCCGAAGCAAGGGTCATGGAAAGCATAGTGACGCAGAGGTGGATTCTCTGACGGGTCATTATAAAGATCTCCTTTCAAACCGTGACAAGCCGTTTATTGAACTGTGTCTTTATTTTGAAAAGGAAGATATTGAAAAGATGGGGAAAGAGTATCTGGGTGAACTTGATCTAGTGGAGGCCACAATCAGGGCTAGCTCGTCTCCCGAAAAAATGGCCGCTTTTATCACTCTTTTTGGTGGCGGAACCGTAAATTACTCTTGACCTCCTAGTCAAATTCCGCCAACCTCTTCTCTGTTAGGTTAGTTCTTGCTCATATTAGTTTCGTTTGATTTATATTTGGTGCTAGGCCCCAAGGGGAAAGAGGGAGTTGTTAACCCACTTTCAATTACCCTTGGGGCTTTTTCCGCCCAAAAATAGAGACAAGACTTGACAAAATCAGAAAACTTCTTATCAATTCAGTCCGAAAACAATCGTTCCGTCTAATGAACCAACCGAAACCACTCTGGCAACTTGCATACAAATATCCAGTCAATCTCGCCGATTATCTCTCTCGCCCAAAGGAGGAATTGCATGACCCGTTTCTCTGGCAAAAGGAGTTCGAAGAGATTGTTTCCGACCGACTGACTTCCCTGACTGCCTCCACGGGCGCGGGCAAATCCTTTGCGGCCAAAATCGCGGCGCTGAACTGGGTAAAGACCCCATGTCGGAAGGCTATTATTGTCGTCCCCCAGTTACAGATTGGCCAAGAATTTCTCTCGGGGAATATCAAACTTTCGGACGGCTCAATTGAATATTTTACCTCGCAGAATCTTTGCGGGAAGACAACGGACGGGACAATCAATCAATTGTTGGATTTCATTTCGAATAAGAATCCAGAGTTGACCCCCGAACTTCGCATTATGGTTTGCTGCGCCCCGACTATCGCGAAAGCCTTTCAAAGGAATCCGAAAAAGAAGATTTGGTCCGGGATCAAACTAATTATTGACGAGGCCCACCATGTTTCAACCGGGGAAGACACGCGCGGGAATATGAATCCGAATGGACTTGGGGAAGTTTTTCTCTCCGTTCTGAAAAATCCCACGAATAGCACCCTTCTGGTTACGGCCACTCATTTCCGAACTGATGAATTGTCAATCATTCCGCAAGAATACATTAAATCCTTCCGTCATTTTGAAGTGCCGTTCTACCGCGTTCAGGAGGAATGCCGCTTTTGGAATAAGCAGATCAGTTTTGAATATGCGGTTTATAAAACAAATTTCTGGGACGCCCTGAAAGTCAGTTTCAATCCCAACTTGAAGACAATTATCTTCCTCCATCCGAAAATCTCCGTTTCGGGCGCGACATTTAAGGCGAATCAAGTCCGATTGGCTTTAGAATCCTTGGGGGAGATTGTCCGGGAGGATCGAGAGAATGGCTGTGTGATCGTGAAGAACGGGCAGAAGGAATTGATCGTGGCTGACTTAGTAACTCAGAAACGCCAGAATAATGCCCGCGCCTTCATTACGAAAGTATCCAAAGAGGAGAAAACCTTCCGTGTGGATGTAATTCTTGCCTTAAATATGTTTAAGGAGGGAAGTGATTACCCGCCATTGCAGCATTGCATTATCCATGATATCCGTAATTCTTATGGTGACATCATTCAAATGAGCGGACGGGTCACTCGGGATTATACGGAGAAGACTTATTGTAAAGTCACCATGCTTCTGCCTAATGATTTGAGTATTACCGATGATGACGCCGCTGAAAAGTTGAATAATCACCTTAAACTTATTGTTGGCTCTATGAGTCTCTCTAATTATTTCAAACCGATGTTCTTAC